TCAATGCAGGCCAAGGTTATCTGACGGCTTACGGAACCTGTCCTTAAACGCCAGCAACCCTTGATCCGCCCACGCCGTCGCCACGCCTACGCACTGGCATCCAGGGTGTGTGGATACGGAGTTGAACATCCCCAACCAAATTTCTTCGTCAATCAGCGGCTGGTCAAAGAACTGCGCCGCTACGTCTTCAATATCGTCCATCTCTGTCTCCGGTAAATACCCGCCAGGTGCTGCCGGCGGGGATATGTGAATTATCTGTTAGCCCTTTCCCAAACGGAAAAGGCGCAATCACCCCACCAGTCCCGCGCTACCACCATAAAACATGTCTTGAAATCCCTAGGCATCCTGTATTTTGTAGTGGCACCCCCTCTAGGTATCTCCTTACTTACTTCAGTTAAGTACACCTTGGTCACATACGGCCACCAAGCGTCATATATTTGTGCTCCCCCGATAATAAATATTTCTTTACCTGGAGCGAAAGTTTCGGCATACATAAACACACTATGAATGTCCATACACTGTATAGACAACGGCTGCAATATCTTTGCCGTGAACGGTTCAAGACACTCTTTGGACAGCACAATGTTTAGCCGATTTTTTAATGGCTTTGATGGGAGAGATTCCCAAGTGGCTCTCCCCATCACAACGACAGCCCCGTCCGTAATATACCGGAATCGTCTCAGGTCTTCCGGGATGTGCCAAGGCAGTTTCCCGTCTACACCGATGACATGGTTTTGGCCGATGGCCACGATCATTGACACCGCTACCGGTTTGGGGATAGGTAGCTGTGGGCACAGTGCCTGACCAATGCGGGCGAATTTGTTTGGGTTTATGGGCACTCTCATAAATTACCATCCCCCATCTTATGATCAGTTGCCTCATCAGGCCACACATTTGCCCCAACAAATTCGGTGACCTCTGTCCAGCCTGTTAGGGGATGGTCTATACCATACCGTAATCCAGATGGGCACGGGTCATGTATTTCAAATGTTTGATCCGCTTTGGCTTTGGCAACGATACGGTGTATGCCACCTCTGGTGTTTAGAGACGGCACAGTTAACAGATATGTTCGGCCAAGGATGAGTTGGTTGGTAAGGCTGGAAACCTGAACGATATTATTTTCCCAACCTAACTGCGCCAACACCCTTAATTCATCCACCCCTGACATCCCTATATCCGGGTTGATTCCCAAACCTGCCGCTGTGGATAATATTTCTTCAAGGGTACAGCAAAGGATTGTGGCAATACACGCCGCCACGCAGTGCTTTGAATTTTCACCTTGATAAACCATCATACCGCCACCTCCGCCTTAATGGCGTCATAAGGGATGTACCCGGAAATGACGAAGTCCTCAGGCTTGTAGTCGTCTATTGAGTCGGCCTTGTTCAAGACCAGTTTTGGTAATGGCTGAGGGTCACGGGTTAGCTGCAGTTTAGCCTGTTCGATGTGGTTCAAATACAGATGGGTATCTCCTCCAGTCCAAATAAACTCCCCAACGTCTAGGTCACATTGTTGGGCAATCATGTGGGTAAGGAGAGCGTAGCTGGCAATATTAAACGGAACCCCTAAAAACGTGTCCGCCGAACGTTGGTAGAGTTGGCAGGATAACTTGCCGTTGTGGACGTAAAATTGGAATAGGCAATGACACCAATGTAGCTTTACCTTATGGGCATCCGATGGATTCCATGCAGTGACAACAAGGCGACGGGAGTCTTTGTTGCGTTTGATTTCGGCAATCGTGTCGGCAATTTGGTCAATACATCCGTCCCAGTTACGCCACTGTTCACTGTAGATTGGTCCCAAATCCCCATTTTCGTCAGCCCACTCATCCCAAATTCGGACACCGTTGTCATTCAAGTACTTGATATTGGTGTCGCCTTTAAGGAACCACAGCAACTCGTGAATCACCGACTTCATGTGGATCCGCTTCGTCGTCACTAAGGGAAAACCCTTCGACAAATCAAACCGCATCTGATGACCGAACTTAGAAAGCGTTCCAGTGCCAGTACGGTCGCCTTTTTGGTTGCCGCTATCTAGCAACTCTTGCAATAGATCTAAATATTGTTTCATTGGTCGCCTCCGTTGTGGCCTTTACAATTGAATACCTGACGGGTTGGGGTGGAGTTCGTGGCATTGCAGTACAGTTTCCTGCCTTCAGGGGTCAACTCCCCAACTGCCCCACGACCATGGTCTTTCGCCTTCCCTTCGGCAATAGTTTGGTATTGCATGTTGATTGGCGCATCGACCCCGCCTTGCTCCAAAGGGCAGATATGGTCAACCACGTAGCCTTTGCGGCCATAGGGGTAACCTTGCTGGACATCGAAGTGGTGCTTTTGCGTGGCACTGCGGCAACTCGCGTCAGATACTACAGGCAATAATAACAAAGTGGTTATAATGATCCGTTTCATTGCTGTGCCCCTACCCCAGCTGCTGCTACCAGCAAGCACGCTTTATCTTCCCCTGGTGAGGACATCGAGGCGCACTTGGCTTCCAGCGGAGATTTTCCGGCTTGGATGGCTTTAGCAATCAAAGCCTGTTGGCCATTTGTGGAATTTACACTGCTGTAGCAGAACATTCCTGCTATACCTAGGATTACTGAGCAGATAGCGGAAGCTACAGTGATGGTGGTTACAGCTTCTTCGTTTAGTTCTATACGTTCATTCATTAATGTCTCCGGTCTTTATCAAAATAAACCCTCCAACCGTGCTGGGTTGGAGGGTGGTTACACTCTTAAGGGTCTTGCAAGGTGTTTAAAGTGTTTTGAAATATGGAAGGTATCACCGACGGAGTCGGTACTATCGCTAAAGCTTCTCTGAAGTGTTTGTAATTCATCACAGCTGTGGCGCACTCCGCCCCTGTTGTGGCCTGCTCGATACGTCGCAGTAAGCTAATCTCGATTGTTTGTCTTAATTCTTCCATCTCAATTCTCCAATTAAAGGTATTTGGCTTGCATCATATGCCAGCGGGCTTTGTCGTACAGGGTCTGGCCATCCCACAACCGGAAAGGAACTTCACCTCTCAGGATGGACCTGGCCCGGCACCGGTGCTCGCGGCGGCGCTTGCGTTTGTCTTTGCTGTATTCCAGGTTGGCGGCGGCTTTTTCGGAAAGGACGCGTTTATTTGCCATTGGACACCTCCAAAGCCACCCCGGCACCTGCTTTCGAGTTTTGTTTTTCCCGGAAAAACTTAGGGTCTTTTGCCAGGATACGGTTTAATTCATGACGCTCACACTCATCTATCGACAAACGAAGCCGCTCCCCCAATGCCATTAAAGACACCGCCACCCCGCCAATCTCTTGGGCGGTGTCGCCAATAGGCCGGCCATAAACGTAGTTGAGGATGTTTATCACATGGTTCTGGCTCAGCCCCACTGCCTGCGCCAACTCCAACGCCTCTTCAGTGAACCTCGCTGCCCTCTCTGTAAGAGAGGTGGCCGTTAATTCCCCAAAAGTGTCTATAGCCCAACCCAGTACGACTTTTTGCCGTTCGTCCCTGGACAGGTTGTCACAGGTTTTACTTACATCTGCACAAGCTGCATAATCCAACACTGGCTTTTCAAACGCCATTTTAAGTTTATGTATCTCATCTTGTAGGTCGTCCACCGAACCCTGTACTAGCTGTACGGGATTTTCAGTAATTCCGGTAACACCCCCACCAGCATCGTAGTAAACTTCATGGATACCAAACCAAGGATACTCCCCTTTGTGTTCAATAACCCGGCAGTTCCAGTAGCTTCCTTTATTTTCCGTCATCACACACCTCCGAAATGTCGTAAAACTCCACTTGCCCGATCACATCTCCTGTACAGATATGGAGGTCGTGGTGGGAGAGCGAGTTGTTGATTTCCAGACGGAATGGTTGCACATCATTATCAGTACCGTAATTCCACCCCGGCTTCATAATTAAGGAAGCGGTCTGCCCTAAGCCCGATTTTGCGGCGAATGACCGCAAGTTAAGGACACCTTTGATGTTTTGAGGGATGCAGAAATCTTCAAGAGAATTTACTACTATAAACTCTCCGGCTTTAAGAAAGAATCCTTGTGGGCCAATGGTAGCTTTATCGTATAGGTTTTCCCACGGTTCTTCCCCTAAGCGGTGTATGCGCTGGGTACGGTGGGGCTCCTGCTCCCTATATATATATATTGTCAGGCCGACTCGGATATCCAACTCTGAGTATCCAGGAGTGAGCGGATCACTGACAAATTTGCTTACGAATTCCGCTAACCTTACACCAGTTAGTTGCTTCATTCTGCGCCTCCTTTACCATAGTTAAGGACGTTATCCCGTAAATCTATTTCCGGTAGTGTGGGTTTAGGGATGCCACGGTCGTCGAATTCAGACCGTGTCCGAGTCAGTTCGGACAGGAACAGCGCATTACAAAGGATGTGGTCCACGTGGGGCAGACCGCTGTCCGCGTCGTTGTCATCGCCATTCATGAAGTCCTTCAAGTGGCGGCACAAGCTGTCCACCAATTCCGTGTAAGGGAACCCTTTTTTCCAGTTGTCACGCGCATATTTGTTGGCGCCGAACTCCAGGACACGGGATACCCCTTCCAGGGCGTGAGGTGCAGAGAATATAAAGCTGAGAGGGGCTTTCCCTGCGTTGTGGCGCAGAGCTTGGGTAGGTGTTTCTGTTTCTGTTTCTTGAATGATCTGGTTTAGTTCACTCCACTTAGCCCAACAGCTGGTGATATGTTCGTAAGTTCCCTGATCTCTGAACACCACTCCCACAATGGTGTTAGAAGGCTGAGGACTTGGTACTACTTTTACAACTCTCCCCACTGCAATGTTTTCATTAAGAGTTAGAGAAAACAAACCCCTATCTGAACAAGCTTCTACATACTGCCCCAACAACTCATCTGTGTTAGGAGGTTCTGAGGTTAGGTTCCCGTAAACAACCGGCCCCGTAAATTCGGCGGTTGTTGAGCCTTTAACCAACCTCAGCGTCACTCTCCGCCCATGTACTCCGGCACGGCTGACCTTACTTGCATGAGTTCCGACTATATACGCGTCCGCCAAGTTTGGGTTGGAACAGAGGCTGTACTCATCAAGGCCATTAATAAATAAGCCTTTCGACTTTGTCTTAGACACCATTCGGCCATTGAGATTTTTCGGGAGTGCTGCTATAGATATCAATACCGCATCAATCACCGAACCTTTCGCTTTCGGTAGGGATTTTCCCGTAAATTTTGGGGAATATACACTAGCCGCTATACCTTCTTCATATGATGGCAGGGTGTGGTTATTGGCAGCTCTCATGGCTTCAGCTGTCCCAAGCATCACAGATTGGTGGAGTGCTTCCATAACTGAAGGATATGGCTCAGCAGATAACCAGCTAACAATAGCTTTGCTGTGCCCACTGGCCGCTTCGATAGAGTCGCTGCGGTCTGGGATAATTTCCCTGACAACGGCGTGGGGATTTTCGTGGGATCCACAAACCCGGCAAAAGCCTGCATGTTCGAATCGGACAAATTTACCTACCAAATCCTTATCTGTCCTTTCAATGGTTACAGTAATACGGTTATCAGCTGGGAGCTTAAATTCAGTTTTCATATTGTCTCCGGTAATAAAGGCCGGAAGCCGTGCTGGGCTTCCGGTTTAGGTTAGTTAATCACATGAGCAGGAGGGGCTCGAATCACAGCTGCTTGAACTGGAACTTGAGTCGCAGCTAGAGTAGTCAGAAGTGTAGGAGCTGTCGGAGGAGCCCACCCACGATGGGGCAGACGTGGTGACGCTGTTGTGTTGGTTGGGGGAGCTACTTTGTAGCGACCGCAGTCCGTACTCCCGCATCCGTTTAGCCCGCACTTCTTCATATACCTTCTCAGTCTTCCGGTCCCGAATCACCACGAACGCGATAATGGCGGCAGCAAAGGCGACTCCCGAAAATAAGATCAGGAACAAAATATTTTCAATTTCCATGTTCATCTCCCTAACGGGTCTTCGGTGACAAAGTTCGCACAATCTTCCGGCTGCATCTCCCCATCCGCACAAGATTCGCCATCATGGACAAAGCAACCTTCCTTGGTGCAGTGTCCAGCCACCTTCGCCAACGCACCTTCCGTCACTTCTCCAAGGATGTCATCCTCAGCCGACATGGTGTCGAAGTCAGACCCAATGTGAGGGTTGACATCCACACGGGCCAGGGCCGCCACCGCATTGAACTTATCCCCGTACCGCGCCTTCAGCTTGGCGATGTTCTTTTCGTGGATTTCTTCCTGGGTAATGCCGACCAGCCGTAACAGGATGGCCTCGTACCAGCGGTGGTCGCCTAATTCTTTCACAAGGGATTCGCGGTTCGCGCCGTCCATGTTGTTACTAAAGCAGTCCACCATTTCGGCGGTTTCTCCGACCATACCTAAAACAGCGTGCAAGGTTTGGGCTTGCTCGTCGGACAGGTGTCTGCACATCGCGCTGTCGGCTGGCTCATCACCATAGAAAATGGTTTTCTTCAATGCTTCCAGTTGCAGAGCCGTGTCCCGGAAGTCCATCAGCAAGTTTTCAATCTTGTTGACCAGGTTGTGCGGGATACGGATGCCGTCAGGGGTTGGTTTGGCGGTGACGGCGGCCAGGGTGAGGTAGTCGGCATTGGACATGCCAGCCGACTGGCGAAGACGGTTAATAGCCTCACTGACAATAGGAACCTGAACAAGCCGAACGTCGTGATGCTCAACTGCCCAGCGTTCCAACATGTAGGATAGGTCTGAGTTTGGTATTTCGCGTAACTCCACAGGCTGGTCGCAAGTGGTTAATGTAGTTAAATCCATATTTTGTCTCCGGTTAATTTATTTCAATCATCACCAGCGATGCTGCGCAGGCGACTCAATTGCTTTTCCGACAGGACCGTCCTGTCACCGTACTGCTTGTAGCGGACTTTAATCCCCGCCACGAACTCCATTTCCCAATTGCTGGATGCTTGCCTTTCGGCGTCATCCAACAACTCTTCCAGTTTCTTATCTTCTGCAGAAGCCATCGCTTATACCCCCAGTGTCAGAGTTAGTGTTACATAATGCCCATACCCATGTGATTCCGTGTCATATATATATGAATCCAGCATCATGAGTTGTTTTTCTATACCTTCGATGGTTTTTTCAATACCTTTGATATACACCAACCCGATATCAATATGGTTTTGTATTCCAATAGCCAGAAGGTTTTCGCCGGAGTCGCAACGCATCCGGCACAATGCCCGCTGATACTTGCTTACCTTATTGTTCGCGGTCCGTATTGCTTCTCGGTTACGCCGGATAACCGTGTTAAGATCTCGTCTCGCCATCTTAACGACATCGGTACCGTCAACATCAAGCACTTGGTCAAGGATTCCCAGGATAAGTTGGATCAGCTCTTGCCTGAGGCGGGCTTCATCTTGAAGTTCCGTGTCATCGACTTGCCCGGTTTCGTCATACTGCTTGCGGCGGGCTTGGTTACTCAGCACTTCGTAAGCGGCTTTGACTTGTTTGAATAGGGCTTCATCACCGCCTTTGTCTGGGTGGTGTTGTTTGGCTTTGCTGCGGTAAGCTGCTTTGATTTGGACAGGGGTGGCATCTTTATTAACGCCTAATGTTTCATAAAGTGTTGCCATTATTTCAACTCCACCAAGTTCCCAGCATTCACAGAATCCCCACTGCGGTGGCTGACCATTACGACTTGCATATTCAAGGAAGCCAACATACCTGCCACGGCGGCGGCGTTCTCGTCGTTGGCATCTGCCGTCGCTTCATCTAACAGCAAAAATAAGTTGTCTCCGTAAAACACTTTCGACAAGGCCACTCGAAGGGCGGTACCGATCAGCGATTTCTGAAACCCTGACGACTCCTCCACCGGCACAACCCTGCCCAACTCCTCAACCGTGAATTCGCCTTTAGAAGACCGGGCCAGGTTGCCCAGCTCGCCGCTAGTCGTGTTGGATACTAGGGCTGACGCATATTGCAGCAACCCCTCCCAGATATCCCCTGCCCACTTGCTGCGGTTGCCTTTTAGGTATTTTTGGAAAGACTGCAGATGGGACTGCTCTTTGTCCAGTTCTTGTCTTTCGGCTTCCAATTGTTTCAGCTTGAACAGTTCGGTCTTCGTATGTCCGATTTCTGAATCACAGCGGGAGATTTCCAAACGGTAGTCCTGGATTTGCTGTTCACATTTGGACAGCCTCATATCCAGCTCTGTGATGTACTCTTGTAATGAGGGGATGGCTGACGTGTCTGGGACGGCATTTAACTTATCCGACACCGTGGCCACTTTCAAGGTGGCTGCGTGTAGCTGGGCTTCCAGCCCCTTCACCTGCTTTTCAATTTCTGAGATTCTGGCAAGGGTGGCCGTGGTTGAGTTTATGTCGGCTACTAAGGCGTTAGTAGCCATTGCCAATTTTTCAACGTGGGTCAAAGCCTCAGCCATTGCTGATTCCGAAACTTCCGGTATCTCAGCAAGCCGGGTGCGGCGGGCATCAAGGTAAGCGGCGGCGCCGGGGTTGAGGCTCTTTTTTAAGTTTTTTTCCTGGTTGCCCAACGCCGTATACTCCACCCATAGGGCAGATGCTTCTGTATTTAGGGTTTGCCACCTTACGGACAACTTTTGGGCTTCCAGAGATATTTCGTCAAAATTAACCCCGTCAAAGTTTCTCTTACAGACCGGGCATTTGGCGTTATGCAGCATCTCCTCGACGCGACGTAAATCCGATTCCACTGTGGATTTTTCACTGGCTAATGTGGCATGTTTTGAGCCTTTTTCCGCAATTACTGGTTGTAGTGTATTCAATTCCTCCTCAGCCGCTGTGTGTTCTTCAAGAAGTTTGGTATACCTCTCAATGTCATTACGGCATTGTTGCCGCTCGGACGCCTCCGCATTTAGCTTATGCATATATCGGGCCGCCTCGTCATACGAGGCTTTACTGGCTGAATATTCAAACTTCAGCTCTTCGATATCCACCGGGTTGCCTGCACCTTCGAGTGAGTTAAGGTTACCCATAGCTACGGTCACCTGTTGCCATAGATTAGCCACGTTTTGTTCTTCACGAAAAAGTTCGGCGCTTAGCAGCTGGTGCTGGTGCTGGTGCTCTTGTAAGGTTTTAGTATCTCTCTCGACAAGGGTTCGCTGGTCGGTAAGGTTGTCTTTAATGCCTACAGAAACCGCGATGTCCTGTTCAGTTTTTCTTTTTTTATCAGACAATATCTGGAGTCGCGTCTCCAACCCGGTAATGTCAAAATCAGCTGGAATACCTTCCAACCGGCCTTCAATTTTCGTCAGATCCGTACTGAGGTGGCTTAACACCCTGTCCAATATATCGACACGGCTCAAACCTTCCACTTTCTGCTGTAATGCTGTTGGCCCCATCGTCAGGATATTTTGTGTTTCTCCTTGGGGAGAATATGTAATAGTTTTCAAATCTTTCGCCAACATCCCCAAAGACGCCTCAATAAACTGGGTTCCGGCAGCGTTGCCGCTGGCCAGGTTACGGCCATCGTCAACGGCAGTGACAGTGGCCCCTGAAGGGGTGCGGCTGATAATCACGTCGCCGTAAACAGGCAGGGTCATTTGAAGCGCTACGCTGCGCTTGTCCTTGGAACCCCAAGACCAAATGTGATCCTTTGCCCCGATGGCAGCAGATCCGAATAAGGCGAATAAAATGCCTTTTAAAACTGTGGACTTGCCTGCCGCATTGTTGCCAGTGATAGAGGTTAGACCACCGGGGAACGATAAGGCCAGTGCTTTATGTTTTTTGAAGTTGTTTAATGTGAGTTGTTTTAACATAATGGTAGTGTCCTTAAATACGGCTTAGGTAGTTGGCCCAGGTGTTGGCGAAAGGAGATCCTTGTAATTCCTCAGTAATACGGGAGGGGATATCCAATGCCCGGTTCATTTCTTTGGCTTCGACTTGCACGGCTTCGGACTTGACGTTGTTGCGGATCATCAAGGCATCAGGAGCTTGGCTCCACAATTTCTGCACGGCTTTGGCTATCTCTGGCAGTTTGCGGGCGGGGGCGGTGCCGTTGATCTCGATGAATTGCATACCTGCAAAAACCAACTCCATGTCTAGGGTAGTAGGGGCGGTTGAAGTTTCGTTTAACAACCATTCCCAATCTTTAACCAAGTGAGAGTCTTTGCTCCAAATCTTTACAGGTGATAGCTTTGTGCCATCGAATTCCCATATAAATTTATCGGAAATATCCGAAAAGGATGTCGGATGGGTATTTCCTAGAATCTGCAACTTGCCGCCGAAATCAGCCCTAGGGATGTGTTCATGGCCAATCAAGATGTAATCTACGGTTTGTTTGGTGTCATGGTCATCCCCTAGCAACAGCCCTGCTATATCCCGCGTCAAATTCAGAGATGAGTCGTCAGTGGCGAAAGGGGATTCGTAGTTGCAGTGCAACACTAGAATGTTAACCTTAGTTGGTATCCGGCGTACGTGCAGGCCTATTTCTTGCAAAGTCAAGTCAAACAAGGTTTGGGTGCGTTTATGTGGCACGACAATGACATTCGCCTCAGGAAATTCAACAACAAAATAGTCAGATGTGCTGTCCGCCAATGCAACCGAGCTATCCGGCGACAAATGCCCTATCAATTCCAGCGAGGACATTTTGCCGTCGCGGTTAGCGAGATCATGATTGCCTGATAAAACCAAAGCACAGCGGCCAGCTATCGAAGCCCCTTGGGCGATGACGGCTTCTTCATTGTCGGTGGTGTCAAACAGGTCTCCCAAGCAGATAGCCGAGTGGCCCTCTATATGGGATCGGTTCAGGATATTATTTGCTTGGGTATATAAAGCGTCCCGTAATTTTACACGGGAGACAGGGGTGGTGTGGGAAGTGCGGTTCAGACCCAAGTGCGGGTCTGTCCAAAATAATAAGGACATGGTTGTCTCCGGTTTTTGTTAAAAGGCTGCCGGTGCTGCGGCAGCCTGTGGTTAGTTATGGGTTGGTAACACCCATGAAGCCCTCCCTGACTTTAACAACTTCCCTTCCTGCATGAGGCGTTTGGCCCCTTCCTGAAACGACCGGGGGGAATCCCCCGCCAGCCGCTGCAGGACATACGTTGGTATCTTTATTTCGGTACCTGCTGGGTGGGGGGTTCCTACGATAGGCCTGACGTGCTCAAACACATCCAATACCCTATCCTCTGGCGCCGCCTTGGCCTGCCGCTCCAACTGCAATTGCAGGGAGTTAAAATAATCCGCCAGTTGCCTGGCAATCTCCTCGAAGATGAAAGTCTTGATACTTGCAAGTTCTGTATCCAGCAGGCTGGCGAATTTTTTCCTGGTCATTGTCCGTACGTCGGAATCGGTGACAGACCTCACTGAGGCGGGATATCTTAGGGTCTGCGGAACAAAGAAGAATTCCAGTCCGATCATCGACCCTTCTGGTTTCAACACCCCTACGGACACGTCATATTTGCCGCGTGCCTTTGCAGATTCCCGGCTAGTCTCCACAAGGCAGATGCCTTTATCGACAATAATTAGCCCGTCGAATTGGGCCAGGTTTATGGTTATGTTTTCCCCTTTTTTGTAAGTCCCCGGTTTCATGTATTGGCTAAGCTTCTTAGTTAAATCACTCATTTACAGCTCCTGATATGTTGGATAATGTTGTCTAACAGCCCACCTGTAGACGACATATCTGCTTTTGAAATTATTACCAAGTCCTTTTTCTTTTCATTAACCGCAGCCACCACGGACTCCCCGTCGTATGCGGTTATTTCATCGTTTAGTAAGTCCCCATAAAGATAGACGCTGGGATGTCCTGACAAATGGTGCAATCTGTGCCGTGGTATCTGGTCTTTACTGTGTTTAGACGACCGTACCAGCGATAGTAGCGGCTTACAGATTGCAGTTGATTTGCATTCAATCAAAATTGCATTACCAGGCACAAACCAATAGAAGTCCCCAGGCAACGCGAACCCTCTACCTCCTGTCGATGTCTGGTCATATAGGCGGACGAAATTAGACCTATTATGCAGGTGGTGTTGCTGTAGGGCTGCCTGTATGGTTTGCTCTAACCTCTTGCCATCATTTCTGCTGGGGTTTCCCATAGCTTACACCAAACTCCTGCCGTAAATCTAACATCCTGATCCATAGCACTGCCTTGATCCACATACCAACGCAGGGCTTTATACGGGATCTCAGAGAACGGGCGGCCTTTATTTTTGCCGAACGGCATCGTCTCAAGCTTCATAGGGAGCTTGAGTTCGTCAGCGATTTCAAGTATTGACAGGTCAGGGCGCTGGGACAGCCAGTGATTCAGCAGCTCATAACTCATCCACACGTCACATAGCGCATCGTGCGCGGTTTTTGTTCGTGGGGATTGCAGGGAGTAGTGGTTTCTGTAGAGGTGTTCGAGTTGGTGGTTATCGGAATTAGGTGCCAACACCCTAGCCATACGGAGTGTGCAAAGAGATAGCGTGTCATCAGGGATGAACACATGCTTCTGCAAGAAATTCCAGTCGAATTTTGTATTATGGCCGCCAAGGATCAGCTGGGTTCCGGCAGCAAACTCGAAAAGTTCCGCCATAACTTCATTTAATAGATTTCGGGTTTTAGGCTTTCCAACTACGGCTTCGTTAGGTATGCCATGCTTCGCTATGGCCTCCTCAGGGATGTGCCGGCCAGGGTCGCAAAGGCTTTCAAATTCGACGATATTTTCGGGGTGGGTGCTTTTGATGGCGATACAGGCGAACTGGCAAACTTCGTCAACCGTTGGGTCAACGCCAGTCGTCTCCGTATCAAACACTACTAGAGTGTAGGGGATCGAGGTATCCATAATGTCTCCGGTTTGGTGTCCGGCATGGAAGGTGCTGTCAACCATGCCGGATAAGTGAGGCTACAATATAAGGTAAGTTGCGCGGATTGTCGATAAGGAATTTATGTCATTTATGCGTTTAGGCACGACAACAACGATTTTATCCCATACCTCACGGGCTTGCGGTTTTCCATCCATTTATCGGTTGACGGCCAGTAATGGATGCGCCTACTGCCCATACGGATAATTAAATGATACCCGTCTTTAAGGGATTCGAACGTAACGCCCCGCGACACCAGGATTTGGGTGTTAAGGGCTTTTGCTTCGGTACGCCGGTCCTTTTTGGATGTGTCCAATGGTTTACGTTGTGCTGATATAAATACCCCCTTAAGCGGCTACTTGTAATATTTGCTGTTTAAACCGTTCTTCATGCTCCGGTATATCCGTCACGTCATACAAGTCTTCAGGCACTTCCGCTAAGTGTTTGAGATCCCGTAAGTCATGGGTTTCGATATAGGAATCCGACCCATAATGAACCCACAACTGCCGTGGCACAGCAAAAGCCTTAGACATTGCCGATTCGATTTTTTCAGGTGTCGGGAACGCCCCGATTTCTACCTGCACCCCAAAGTTGATCCCCAAGGAAGGCTCAGCCAACATCGGCACCGCCATTCCTGGTATATCCCTGGTCATGATGCTGTGGACATTCATGATTAAGTCAACCGCATTGCTGCTGTGTACTGAGAACACCAACTCATCGTAGATCGGAGCTATAAGCACCGCACCAGTGCGTTGTGTTATGCCTTGCTGCCGGATAGCGGTCATCGTGCGCTTCAAGTTATCGGCACAAACTCCTTGGATAAGGTAGTTCACCACTTGGCGGCAGACAGATGCCCATAGCCCTTCGTCTTGGGTGGTAATCTGGTCGAACACATGGCGGCGGTTGCCGAAGGCAGTGGTGACAAACCCTTGCTGGCAGACGAGGTTGATGACGTTTTCACGCCAACGCTCAAACCCATGATACAGCGCTTTTTTATCTGCCAAATATTGTTTGGCCTCTGTGATAGGGCAAATTAACTGCCTGGCAAGCTTGCCGCTACCAATACCATAGGTGCCCCCGAAATTGATGGGTTTCGACGTAACACGCGCATCCTTAGCAGTCTTAGCTAGGGTTTTATCATCTCCAGATAACGCGGCCACCACATCATCGTATGCCCACTTCAACAGACCTGATGCGGTTTGGGTGTGGATGTCTTTCGTGCTTGTTTTAAGGAACCTAGACAATAGGGCTTCGCCCAGCAACGCCTCCACGTCGCCAGATATTACATGTTCGACATCCTTCCCAATATAACAATCCAGCATGGCTTCATCCATCGACAAGGCCGCCGCAATACGAAGCTCCTGCTGGCTCCAGTCTATTGACACAATCAGGTCGTGACCCAACTTTTCGTTAGGTAGGATGCAGTTACGAAACTTAACCCCGTCCCCTCGCTTAGGCCATTGTAGTGGGTTGGGGGACGAACCCGTAGGGCGTCTGGTTTCTGTCCCACAACTGTTAACCTGAGGGTGGATTAGCCCGTCAACGGGATGTTGCCATTTTGGATAAACGTCGTAAAACATGCTGATACGGGTTTGGCATTTTTTCGCCGCCATTAACGCTTCCAAGGCTTCTTTTTTCCAGGAATGGTCTGCACAGTCTTCCGCCAATGCCGTGACTATGGCATCTTCATTGGCTTGGATGGTGGGGGTTACCAGACCCAACGCCTTGCGGGTGTCGCTGATTTCGAAACCACGTAAACGGGCAGGCAAGTCAAACATGCCGTACAGCAGCGCTTTCATTTGCAGGGGGGAGTTAAGGTTCATTTCGAACCCGGTTGAGGACACTTTCACCTTCTCTCCCCTCAAGGTTTTTGCATATTCCTGCCATTCTTTATAGACCTGGTGGGCACGCCCTTCACCTTTAGCGAGTTTGGTTTTGGCGGTGTCGTTGTAAGCTACAGCAGGCACCAACAACCGTAAGAATGTGGCCGCTTCGGGAGAGTTGGACATGTAAGGCTTTGCCCAGTCAGAAACCAGTTGCTGTTTTTTCAAAAAATCGGCTAGCTTATAACCTTGCAACGCGTCGGTCCCAGCTTCCAGTTTTGGTATTCCCAGACCTTCCAGCAGGGGGTTGATGTCGGACGGGGTCATATCAATGGCGGCATCAACGGACGTTTCGACATACGGCTGATAGGTTACCAACCCTTCCAACTTCTTCCGCAGGGCAATAGATTTGGCGGAAATCTCACGGTCACGAACCAGCTCTGCCGGGTCGGCCAGGCCGTTAAATTTGCCCGCCTTGAAGTCGGTATTGACCCGCGCCACCACTTCTTCAACATCTTCCGAGTAGATACGGTCAACACCGGATTCGATGGTCTCTTCAGTTTGGTTTGCTACGATCAGCTCCCTGATCTTAACGATGGACTCATCCAAAGTTTTGCGGTCTTCAATGCCTTGCCGTTCCAATTCATCCCAATCCACCGACACCCCGGCGATGAACCCTTCCGAGATCATCTCAATAGGTTCCATTTCATTGGCCACACAGAAGTCAAACGTGCCTTCGATCTGCATGATCATTTTGTAGAAATCATATAAGTGGGCAGTGACTAGCGGGTCGTCTGCGCCGTATTGGAACACATGCTCGGCGGAGTAGTCGGACATCGTTTTGCCTTTGGCGATCACATCACCGTAATGGGTTTGTCTGTAGTTGAGGTGTAGTAATGCCCGGTCTTTTAAGCCTGCCGGTTGGTTTTCATCGACGTAGCTAGCCATCACCTTGGTGTCGTGGCAATTCGTCAGAAAGGCACCATTAAAATTGCAGCGGAGCACTGTATTTTCGAACATACAGTTTCCGGTAATATGTATCTTGCCTTTCGAACGCACCATAAACGCCCCAGAAGGTACAGAAAAACAAAATACTTTTCCGTTATGTGGCACCTCAACAGGGGTCTGCATTAATTTGGCTCGTGATCTTGGGTACAGTGTCCCTCTAAAGATGTTTTTACCGTTTAGTAGCCCATACCCCTTTTTATTCCCCCCCCATGAACCAGAACACCGCCACCCAGATATATGAGCCATTAATTGGATCGCGTCCACAGTCTCCACATCTATTGAATAAAAGTGAGCACCTTTCTTATATACAGAGCCTCCGTCCCAAAACTTAACCTCATCAAGGATATATTCTCTGGCCTTTATATCCAAAGACAGTACCAGAGTTTTTGTGTAACGTCGTTCTACCCCCAGTAAGCTTCTAAACTTACCTACCAAAGAGCTTGATTGTAGTGTTACACGCACCGACCCATCTGTTTCTTTAACTACAACAGTCTCGATCCCTGCCTCCCTACACAATTCTAGGAGCCGGTCTATCTTTCGTTGTTTTATGAAGTGAAACTTAATCTGCTTAGATCTGTTCACAGGGAAATGCCCATCGGCCCGTATCGCTTCCAATAGCCGAGCCTCGGCCTCCGTCAATTGAACAGAAGGGTGGTTGTATATGCCTGCTAGAGGGATGTATACAGTATTCGGATGATACTCAGATACTTGCTTACAAGGTTCCGCCTTCCACTTAGGGAAGCAGTGATTTGATTGGAAGTACATTCGATGCTCTGGTGTGTAGGTACAAGAGTGGTACAACGTGTCCCACTTCAAAAGAGTGTCAGCGTCCGCCTCTACTTTCTGTGTCGGATGGGCAAAAGACAACTCTCCTGTTGTACTATCCCATTGCATAATTTCTTGGCTGCAATTCGTGTCCTTTATACACGCCCAACCATCTCTAGTTAGAACCTCCACATCCCCAGGTAGGCAGTTTTGAATAGCTATAACTGATTCGTCCGGTATCACCCCCAGTAAATCCAGCAGCGTTTCCCGTGGCAAATTATTAGTGTCTGCATGGTCATACGACACATATATTGTGTGTTCGTAATTTCGCCCGAAGGTAAAACCCGACCCTGTCAATTTGGCAGATAGCATGTCAACAAATTCACGGCCTTTGGTTGCATCACGAAAAGGTTGGTGCTGTAGGTAATCCGTGGTCTCCCAGTCAACGGCGATGACTTCGGATTGTTTGAACGCACTTTCAAAACGAGACAATGGCGGCATGTTGTCCGCTGTAATCAGTGTTTTCGTTGGGAGTACCGGTTTTAGTTTTGGGTAGAGATACCCGCAACCATGTTCAGCCAAGATGCGGTTGACACGCTCTGGACTGGGCAGGCGCTTCGTCCAAATGATGTTATTGAACTTGGTGGTTTTACGCTCGCCGACCAGCTGCGGGGCCAGGTTGGCCAGATTCCAGCCTAGTTTCCACTCGTCACGGCGCTCAAACAAGGCCACCAAGGTTTTGTCCCCTGTTTGGTTGATGACTTCTTGTAAGGTGGCATAACCATCCTTACTAATAATTGAACACAATTCATCTAACCCATCCAATCCGTAGACTTCTGCTAGTTTGGCAAAGGCCACAGGCCCCACGCCTTTTACGCCGCCATAATTATCCGACGAATCCCCAACAATGGATTTCAGCAAGGCCACATGCCGTGGATGAACCGTCATCAACAGTTGCTTGCTGGATCCGCTGCAGTTATAAAGGGCGTACCCGTCGGTGTTGATTTGGGTTTTCAAAAAAACCAGGCAGTCGGGGGAGGACAGTTGCAGTAGGTCCTGGTCTACTGTGTAAATCATCTTAGGACCTGGTAATTTCTCTACCAGATAGGCCAGGATGTCATCCGCCTCAACTCCAGGGATTTCGGCAACCGGTATGCCCAGGCCTTTTAAAAGGTCAATAACGGCATTGACGCAATTGCTATGGTGGATTGACAGCTCCGGGTCTTTACCTGCCCGGTTGGCTTTGTATTCAGGATACAGTGCTTTACGGTATTCATTGCCGCCGTCTCTGACAGCAATAATATCGTTCAGGCGGGTTTCTTGTATGGTTGGCAGCAGGTACATCTCAATAAAATTATTGAGGCAGTGGCCAACGCTGTTGGCCTTTTCACCGCTGGGGAGTGTGATGGGTTCACGGTCGGTGCTGGCATTTAAGGCATGGATAACCATACCCCGTAAATCGAACAGGGTCTTGATGTTCATTAATTATCTCCGGTTAATGTAAAACTCCCCTACACCGTGCTGGGTGTAGGGGGTAGGGGTATCAGTGGGTTATAGCGCCTTGAAGTTCCAAGGATAGAACGACCCTTTATCATGTGGCACCGCTGCCCCAACGCTTGCCACCACCACTTTTTCCGACATATGTTCCTTCAGTTCCTGGGCTGTTTTCCATCCGGCTTTTGCTGCCATGATGTTTAGAACCCCTGTCAGGCGGCCACGGGATGTCGGCGCAATAGACCAGATACGCATTTCACCGTCGTACTCGACTCCCGGCTGGTCAACCACCACTAACACGTCTGTGTAACGGCGCTCTTCGAACGTTGTTCCAAATTGGGAAGAACCACCGCGTTTAACCATTTCTTCTTTCCAATCGGAAACCAGCCGGCCAGACGCAAGGCGAGTTTCGTCAATGCAAAACACCACGTCTTCCAGGTTTGTTCCTGGTTTATACGGGTCTGGGTATTTCGCAGTCATCACGATCTTCTCTGCGGAGGAGAGAAGCCGCCCGCGCATTTCCGTACCATAATCAAAATCATCCATGTCCTTGAAGTGGCCGTCATTCTTCAGGTTGATGATCGGAAATGTACGGGAGTCAACGATAAGGCCGTTGAAACCGGCCTCAGAGAAATCCCTCATCGTAAGATGCCCTCCCGACACAGGTTCTGCCGGTGGGGAAGTTGTGGCCACGGCTGTGTTAGTTGCAGGGACTTCGGCCAACTGTTGGGCTGGGGCTGATGATTCCAACGGCGCAAATGTTTCGAGCACCACAGGGTCCACGGTAGGGGTGTGTGTTGTAGTTTCCTGAACTGATGCGACAGGCACGGTTTCAGTTTCAGGTAAGGTTGTAACAGGTACTACAGGTTTTAATAAAGCCATTTTGTGTCTCCAGTTGTTAAAAAATTACGGTAAAGGATTAAATAACCCGTCCTTTGCGGGTGTGGTGTGCTGGGTTCAATTGTTACTAGCCTGGATTTGTTGTCTCCGGTTATTGTTTTGGGAATCTACCCACACTTGCTATCCCCGCAATTTAAGCAGGTTTGGCACCCGTCCATGACTGTTACAGCTTTCGCCATACATTTGTTACACAGTATCGCCGCCGGTAGAAACCCAGTTTGATTTAATTTCGTCCCAATAAACTGCATCCGTGCCGTATCCATTGGCTCCGGCTTAAGTCTGCCAATAGACTTTAAGTGGGTTTCAATCACTAACCCAATCTCCGCCACCAGTGACGGCATAAATACCCCGCCTTTTTTAAAGTACCCTCCTTTTGGGTCAAAGATGGCACGCAACTCCTCCACAAGGAAGCACACATCACCTCCTTTACGAAACACCGCCGAAATACCCCGCGTCAAGGCCAAAACCCATTGAAAATTTTCCATATTCTTAGAGTTCAGGAATATCTCGTAAGGGTGGAGCTCCTCTTGGGCGGTGCCTTGGTTCAAAACCATGTCGTTGATGGTGATGTACAACGCATGATCCGATTGCGGCGTTTTCACTTTGTAGGTGCTGCCCAGCAACACATCAGGCCGTTTCAGATCCTCGTGCATCTGCTGCACAGTTGGCAGAGGTTCAGCTGCTGTGGTTTTTACTTGGTAGCCGGTAATCTTTTTACCTATCTGTTCCATATAACTCCTTTATCAGTGGATCGTTGTGCTTATAAAATATCTCCGTGGTGTATTGGTCACGCAGAGACACTATGTGCCAGAAATGTTTATATGTAAGGTAGTAAGGGTGTTCGAATAAATACCCGGACAAGATACTCACATAGATCACCAACGTTGGGCCGTTGACATGATCTACACAGTAAACTCTGCCTTTCTCCACTCTGCCAATTGTCAATCGGGCAGTGGCTGCTTTACATACCCCATCTGAATACCGAACACCTGTTTTTAAATGCTCAAAGCACTTAACAATATCTCCAACTTCAATACCTAGAGGGTTGTCTTTTTCAGAAATGTTATTCATCAAAAACTACAGCTTCAATTTCTTCATCGGTCATGGCTTCTAACCTAGCCCAATCGGTTTTGTCTTCAATTTCGCACGTTGTGCCGTCAGGTAGTGTTTGACGGACAACCCCTCTGACTCTCGCAACTGTTATGATCCCCATATTAACTCCTACGCTAGTGAACCCTGTAGCCCTTGTTCCCCCAACAGCTCGGAGATCAAGGCTTTTTTGTCTTGCACAACTTCGTTGGCATTGCTTTCTTTACGGCATAAATCATTGCGCAGCTTAACTGCCACTGTGCCTGTCGGAACTAGCAAATAAATGTTAGTGGTTTCGGTTTGCCCAGATCGGTCGAGACGGGAGACTGCTTGGTCAAAAGCCCCTGGATGCGGACATATATCGGCAAAAATTGCGTAGGAACAGACGTGCTGGAACCCGTCCAACCCAACACCTCCACTTTTGGGGTTGGCGACTAGCGCCTTACATTTTGGATCCTTAATGAACGCAATTTTGGCCGCCTCCCGTTGGTTGTTGGTCACTGTGCCGTTGATAATGACGGGGTTACGGTGTTTGAGGTGTCCGGCTATTGCCGCCACGGACTCCTGATACCAGGCGAACACGATGATTTTCTGCTCCCCTATTGAATCTAATAAGTCGTCGATGGCTGTCAACATGGTGTTGTCTTTGATTGGTTTATCTGTAAATTGGTTTGGGCAGATCAAGATACGCTGAGAAAAGTTATATAGGCTTTGTTGTTGAGTGGCGTCTATCAAGCCGTCCCCTAACTCCAACACCCTTTCGCTTACCAATTTCTTGTACAAGGCACGGTGGGGTGGGCTTAATGTCACCGCCACCTCGGTTACCAGCCGCGTCGGCATATCGGGGAACGCTTGCTGCTTAGTGACACGCCGTCCTTTCGAATACAGTACCCGGTATAAGTGATCCAGGTTTTGGTATCCGATAACTTTTCTAAACTGGGTGTTTGGCAGCAACACGCAGTGCATAGACTCAAATGCCCTGACACTGCCGTACCGGGTAGGGTCTATCAGCTTAATCAGCCCGTATGCGTCCTCGACGTTGGTTTCGATGGGGCTGCCAGTGGCTAAGGTAAGGCCGTTACTGCCGTCCCCCAGGTCCGGTTGGACATAGTCACACACCGCTTGGTGGATCTTAGAAGCAGGGTTCTTGAGTTTATGAGCCTCATCACATACTAGGAAGCTATAGCCTAAGCCTTTTAGTGCGGCGCCTTTTAAATTGAGCGCGGTGACTTCCCCCCCTTGAAAATATTGGTAAGGGTTTCCCGCTACGGCTTGGTCTTGTTGGAATCGCCGCCAGTCCGAAGGTTTTATTTTCAAACCCGCATCTTTGTACGCTTTTTTAAAGCGGCTCACATCCTGCCGGTCATATTCGTTTCCTAAGAAGGTCTCGTACGACATGACCACAACGTCCGGCCAACCTGCGGCGTTGAACGCAGAGATCTGTTTCTGGCGTGTATGCCGCTCCCCATTTACCATCCCGAAACGGACGAAGTCCTGCACCCCTGGAAAATCCCTGGCAAACGAGTTAAAAAACTGCACGACCAAAGCAGGTGGCATAATGGCAACGCCTTTGTTACCGGCACCCACCAGCCACAGCATATACGCCTGCAGCTGTAAGGTCTTACCGGTCCCGCAGTCGTCATAGTTCGCCGCCCTTGGCAGATTGGTGGCCAGGTGGTTTAAGCCTGTGACTTGGTATCGGCGTGGGGCGTAGTTGGGGTTGCCGGACGGTGCCACCGCAACTGCGTGTGCCCAGTCAGGGTAGTCCGTGATCAAAGCGGCTTCGAAGAAAGCGGCCAAGGAGTGTTGGATCATTCCTCAAACCTCCCACAATCATGGTCCCGGCCTTCCAGCTTCGGCACATTGACCTTCACCCACGACAGCACAGGTCCTCCCATCACTGACCCGCGCCGCTCCTTCCCAAGGAAATATTCCTCGTGCTGCATGGCTTGCTCCAACGCCTCAGCGGAGTTGAATTCAGGGTTCTGGCCAAGCCATCGGCATGTGACTAAATACACCGTGAAACACGCGCCCATCTGTAGGTATAAAACGTCCTGGTCGCGTATATAGTGGAGACCTTTACGTAGGCATGGCCTATCTTGGCTATCCAATTTCGCCGCCGCCTGGCCCAGGCGTTCGAAAAATATGTCGATTTCATTGCGGTTCTTCTGGGTATGGATACCTTCCATATTGGAGGTGAACCAACCCCATGTCTCCGTATGGATTGAGTCAAGTTTCTTAGCCACTTCTTCTGAGCCGCCACACCTGTCCACCACCTCGGACATATACGTCAAGCCTGTAAAAACCCAGGTATACATATTGCGGATACGGCTATCAAGCATGTCCGACATTTTTTCATGTACATCAGTGAACATCCCCATCACGGGTTCTTCAGCCAGATAGAGGGCATCCAGCATAATGATGCGGGCGATGGCAAACAAGTTTTGCCATTCGTTGGGGTTGTTGTTCAACGCGGTGAAATTACGGCCATATTCGCGTACGCGGTGTAGATTCTTGTTCAGTTTGACGATGATTGACCGGTTCCAAATTTCCGGCTCGTCCACTTCACAAGTGGACAAGAACGCCATTGGCGACGTGACCTTTTCGTGAATTATGCCGGCGCCATGTTCCCCGGCCACTGTTTTACCTTTGATCGTACCAGTCTGGACAGTGGACTGTTGGGAGCTGGCTTTGAGGATCTCCCGGATTGCTATCCATTTCTGGAAAGGTAACTTAGGTTTAGTGCATTCATCTAACACCCTAACTACGGATGTCGAACTGGTCCCTGCCATCCGCATTGGTACAGGCGTCATCCCTGAAACTACCGGAGGGGTGTTGGTGAGGTAATCCGCTGAACTGAGGGCAGCAAACAATGCTACGGTTTTGGTCTTACCAGCCCCTGACACCCCTTCTACGTTGAGGAGCGGGAACTCTTTTACATTCTGAAAAATATACTCACGCACTTGGGCGGCTATGACCCACCCCAACAACATCCCCACTACTTTCGGTTCGGAGCACCCTAACAAGTGCAGCATGGTTTTATTATACTCAGGGGTGAACCGGCGAGGGCTTTGCCGGTGCTCATGTTTTGCCATCCATTCCACATCCCCGATTAGGCGGAGAGTGCTAGTAAGCCCTGAGGAAGATATTGACCAGCCCGGCTCTACCCAGACTGTCTCTGTTTCAGGGGTGTCCGAACCATCAGGGATAAAAGAATGTCGGCGCAAGCCGACCGAATTTGTTGGTTTCATACCGTTCATACCTTCAGTCAAGTTGCAGATGTAAGTTTTTATCTGCATCACATCGTTGTCGTTAACCACCATCCACATCGGTTTTAAAACCCCGAATGTGGACTTAAACTCCTTCGCGCTCTCGAAAGCGTCACGCCTAAACTCCACGTCCTGGCTCCACCTGCCGTTCATGTGGATGGAGGCGACGCCACTTGTCCAAGCTTCTGAACTACGCCCCCGCAACCCTTTCGGGACATTGAAGTTTTGGATATCCAGAATGAAGTTGGTCAGTTTTCGGGGTTCCCCGTCCCGGTTTGTGATGCTGTAGCCAGCATCCGTAGCCAATACCCTGGACAAGGTCGCCGAGTCGGCTTCTCGTTTCTGATAAATAGGGCAGGATCCGCAAGCACCCTTCATATCCACGGAGGAGCGCATGGCGCCGCAAGAAAACGGCGTGTTCTTTGTCGATGGGGCTACTTGGATCGTTAAGTGACGCTCCCTCTTTTCCGGGGTGTCATAAGAGGAAGAATGCCCGTTTCTGGCAAAGTCTTTCACCATTAGGCCCTGTGTATCCGCAGGTACGGAAGCAGCCCGTAGATAGATGGCCAGTTGCATGGCCAGTCGGTTGTAGTTAACCTCTGGATTGACCTTTTCCCAGTTGACAAGGCGGGATATACATTCAGGGTGTTGGTCGGTACCGAACTCAGCAAGGTCTTCATCCGCTAATCCGGTGACGGTCGTGTCTTCTTTATAGTTTTCAACCTGGGCTTTTGCCAAGTTGAACATCGACATCAAAGGTATGGAAGTTGCCAGGGCAGGGTGTTTCAGCAGAGGTCGAGGGGCAGCAACAAGCTGCTGGTATCTGTCATAGGTCATCAATGCCATGTCCCTGACTGACACCTCGACTTTGTAGGTGCCCTCAGGACGCCTCTTATTGGGAATCCTGACCGTGTGTCCACGGCCTTGGGCATAAAGGCTTTTGTCTATGCCGGTCGCCCCGGTGTCGATCTCGATCCGGTTGACCATTTCCTTATAAATTAAAGGCAGGCCACGGATCATAGCCTTGCCGGAGTGGATTAGCTTGGCCGGGATGACGATATGGAATCCTTTTTTCCCTGATGCCCAGATAGTCAACTGGGCCGGATCACAGCGTTCGGCAAACCACTCGATAATTTGATTAGCTGATTTTATGGAGGCTTCAATGGCCGGCACCAATTCTGCTTCCGTGTCTGACGATTTTCCATGGTCAATATCAATGACCAGATCCCCGAAGTAGCGGAGCTTGGAGATTTCGGTGACACCATCTTCAATGGGGGAGTCCACACACCACGGCACCATGTGCATGGCGGATGTCCTGGCGATTTCTTCTGCTTCGGATTCCAGGCAAACGTGCCATTTCGCCGGCCCTTCGGCGACGGTTCGATAATATCGGTAGGCAGCCACAGCCTACCCCTTAAAAATTCTAGGTGTCCATGTTTGGAGATTTGAAAGGCAATAAGGACTTATTGCCCATAGCTGGGCTGATGGGTGTGTCATGTTCGTCTCCGGTATGTGATCCCCAGTGTGTGCTGCACCGGGGATCAATAGATTACTTTAAAAACTCAGGGAGTGGAATAGTACGCATGAAGTAATTGTATGGCCAACTCGTTGTACCGTCGAGACTTGTCCGGGTCCAGATAATCCGCGTACTGTATAACCTCCTGATATGTAAACTCAATGTCATAATGGCTGGAGTTTACAGCATGGTTGAATTTACCCAACAAAAACCGGGCGGCCAGGGTGTCTTTGGTGACCAGGAGCGCGATGCCGATGCCTTTTGAAAGTTGCTCCAGGGTGTAGGTTCTGGGATTCCCTGACGGCTGGGTTTTATCGTCAGGCGGTCGGTTTGGAAAAAGGGGTATGATTTTGGCCATCAAGTCTCCTCGCTAATTTCAACTTCATGATCGGTGTCTATTATGTCAAAACGGACTACCGGGTTAAATTCCCGCACCAAAGCTTTACGGGTAGCTTTTCCCACACATTCAATATCTTCTATAGTACCTTCAGAAATAGCTATTTGAATTCCTATGTAAGACAGTAGGCTATGTTCGCGGGTGGCGTGGGAATCTAAGGCAAACATATTCTGCTCAAACTCATTCAACTCTGCCGGAGTAAAGATGTTGTCGTCAACGGTTACTTCTATCATTGTTGTTGTGATGACGGTTAAGGTTGCTTTCATATATTTACCACCTTTGGTTTCTACGCCACCAAGGTTTGGTGGGTCTAGGTTTTAATAACACTTGTGACACATCAAGTTTAGATAATTCATTACACGTTGCAAAGGACGTTTGTGGAAACCATTCCGCAACCAAACCCATATCCACTGGAGCCACCGTATAAGGCAACTCGTGCTGGTTGTTGTATAACCAGCCCCAGGCTTCTACCATAATCACTTTTTTGTTACCGACAGGTGCATCGATTAGCTTCAAGTATCGGCGGATGTACCCTATCGGTAGTTCCCCTATAATTGCCGAAGCTCTCACCAAGCCCGGCATAAGTTTAGGCAATATGTTCAAGTCACGTATACGTTCTTGGTCATACGTTTGTGTTAACAAAAGTAACACATCTTGTTCTCCAGAATCTTCACCCATACACCCTCCCGAAATTTCTAAATCCCACCCCATGCACATTGATAACGACATCCGAAGTATCGCCGCCACGGCACAGGCCACAGTTATAGCAGGTCATTTTCTTACCGGCTTCCTCAGAAGCCGGGCAGGTAACTTCTCCGGGCAGTTTTGAGTCGTCAGCTTTTTTAACACGTAAAGTCGCCCACCCTAAAGCCTTAGCTTCTTCCCGATCCTGCTCACTGTCACAGGAGGCCATCATAAACTGCTTAAGGTCTTGGTCACAAGTCCGCCACTGGTGAGTGTAGCCAGTGGTCATGATGGCGCGTTTGCGAATATCGGCAATCACCTCAGTAGGAATCGCCGCCGGGTCACCATACGCTCCAAGGCGAACCGCCCGGTTTTTGAATATGTGCTTTTTGATTTTCTTCAGGTTGGGTTTGGATTTGTATATTTGATACGGTGCGCGGGCGACGGTGACGTAACATGACCGCCCTTTGCCTTCACTCCCTCGTAACGGGCAATTGCCACAGATAGAAACGTCTTCGTTGAAGCGCATTGCATCTAAAGGGTTAACATCTGACCTCAATATCCACGTCTGTAACATGGGGCCAGTTTTGGAGTTGCGGGACGGTTGCTCCGTCCCGGTGAGAACCATGAAGATGGGCTTTCCATCAAGCATGGATGGGCCTTCGTACAATAGATACGACATTGTTGTGGGTCTCCGGTGGGGTGGTTACCAACCCTGTGCTGAGGGTTGGTGTGGGTTTACTTCTTTACTGCTTTCATTAAGGCTACTGACACGCCAGCTCCGTCAAAGGCGTTGTCGATGCGTTCAGACCATGTGATATGGAATCCCGGCAGAATATCTTTGCCAATGTAACTTGCAGGCATAATGGCAACCAGGATGCCATCCTCAGTCAGCCAAGTCGAGGCGTGCTTAACATGTGCTAAAGCACGTCCTTCACTGAACGGAGGGTTCATGATGATTCGCGGCCAAGGTTTAAACAATCTATGGTCATATTTCATGGTCAAAAAGTCTTTGCACAACGTCATATACCCTTTGGCCTTCAGCACTTCGCAACGCAGCTCCGATATTTCCACACAGTCTACTTTGTCGTTGGGGATACGCTCGGCGATCACGTCAGCAATCGCCCCCAGGCCAGCTTCAGGCTCCAGACACTTCATATCCGGTTCCAGCTCCGCCATATCCACCAAACGTTCTGCCAACCACTTAGGGGTAGGGTAGAATTGATGTGACTTGTCGTCCGGTAAACAACCACGGATGATAATTTCTTGGATAATGTCTCTGGCGTTGTAGTCGAACCAAATTTCGCCGTTGCTTTGCACAACACCACCAATAGCTTCTAAAGCAGCTTTTGCTGCAGACAGTGTGGTTGGGTGTTCTTTGGATGTGTATTTAAAACAAAATGAGTGAATTCTTTTAAGGTATTTCTGATGATCCGAGCCGACACGTTGGTAGTTGGATTCATCGAAATAAGTCCCTTCATATAACATCTCCCGTACGTCAGTCGATATTGGCTGCTGGATAAGGCGATACTCTTTAGGTCTGGATTCCGGCTTGGTGCGGAATTTAGATGGGATAGCAGCGGGGTAGAGGCTGGCCAGAACCGCATTCAATCGCCACGCCATGTCAGGGTGGACTTCCAAATGTGCTGTGCCTTTCTTGAATACTTTGATTCTCAAAGCACCTCCATCAAGCTCTACCCATTCGCCAGGGGTGTTCTTTATCCGGTCAATCAGCCTACCGGTGATATGGCCGGACGGGTCTTCCAGACCCATAAACTTCGCCACAATACAACGGAGATCGTGAATGTATCCGGCTTTGTTATACTCGACCGTGCCGTAAGAGCTGATGACGTTTTCAATAATCATCCGTTTGTTGAACCCTTCCGGGGTGTTGGTTACGTGACTTTTCGACAATGCCCGGAACACCCCGTCAACCCGCTCGGAAAAGAACTGGGACCGCATTAAAATTAAATCCATGAGGGTGGCACGCACCGTATCTTCAACAAAATCCGGCGTGGTCATTTCGTGGATTTGTGTATTCCACTCCTCCCTACGTTTTTGTGGCATGAAATCCAACACATCAGTCAAAGCTAATGCTTGTGACCAATAAGCCGAATTAAGGGATGCCACTGCGCCAACAGGATTAAACAATGTGGATGGAGCTACGCTGATATATCGTTCTCCTTTGAGGTTGCCACTCGTGAAGTAGTGGAATACTGAGCTGAGACCATCCAGAACTATATTAGAAACCGATTCAAGTTGAACTCGGTCTCGTTGGTACTTGCTAATTAGCGCATTGATTGCGTCAGTTGATACAGGGGCGAAAAATTGCTCGACTTCGTCGGTAATCAGTTGGGATATTGTCATAGGTATGTCTCCGGTTAGATTGGCCACCATTTTTGTGCTGAAAAATGGTGACCATGGGGTTACTGTTCTTCGATTAAAACTTCGGACTTAGACGGTAAAGTGACAGGTTCTTGCGCATACTTGTGCCGATTGGGATGGTTCAGGTTTGGGTACACGTCAAAGGCATTGAGGGTGTGGTGCGCCCATAAAATCTCCTTCTAAAGGCAGTCAACAGCCAATACCTGCTTGTTAGGCAGGAATAGGGTGTAGTTGGATTCTTGGATTGGCACCCCTCCTCGTTTAAAGGAAGTGTGGGTTTGTGGGTTGTAAGTGACACGGTCACACCCCCAGGGGCGGTTTGTTACAGGGGTGCAGTCTACAAAATACCCAGTAACACCGGCATGGACATTCTTATGTCCGGTACGTATGACGCGCTGGCGGCCTTTTTCGTTGACGACGAACTGGCAGTTGGCTAAACAGAAAAAGGTCAAGTGGGCGGTGACTTTGCGGGTAGTCTGGTCACGGACGGACCAGAGCTGTTTGTGTAAGTTCCAATACACAAACACTTTGTTTGTGGTTAATGTGGTAAACATGGCCATACCTCTATCAATCTGGGGTAGGTGTAGAGAAACCCCAAACACTAGCTCGGTATCCTGGTTGTATGCGATAAAATCCAGACCGTGCCTTTATCGTAGCATGTTCTCCTTTGGTATGTGTTATCTTAGCTCCGCGTCTACAATACAACACACCAGAAGTGTCTTTAAAAACATCCCCTGTAACTTTGTGCGTTTCTCGTATCACCACTGCATCTTCTACAGGTGTTGCCGTGGCGGGTATGCTGATGATAGGGATTAGTGCAACATCTCCTTGTCGGATAATGTCTTTGATGTCGTCGATATGACACTGCCATATTTTTGATAGTACATAATCGACACAGTATTGTGGGTTGGACATAGCTAATTTTGAACGGCATGGGCTATCTACAGCGTGTGCAAACACCTCCCCACTTTCTATCCTACCCAAAAGGTAATAATCTTTCCGTACTCTATTAAACCGCCGAGGGTGGAACTGACATTCTCGGACCTGTACAACAGCTAGTTGTTCAAGTTCGTTGAACCCATACACTGCTATGTTAATAGAGGATCCGCGATTCTTTTTGTCTGCTGCTATACCTGTCTCCCAGCAGCCCTTTCTCTCAGCGTCCATTAACAAAGTCTGGACAAATTGAGGGGGGTTAAGAATACTTCCATAGCTGTTTCTTTGTACGTCGGTCATTGGTTGTCTCCGGTATGTTGGCAACCACCTTTTGTGCTGAAAGGTGGTTGCTGTTGGTTAAATTATTTCTATATTAAGTGAGTCCCATCCCCTCAAACTCACTTTCAGTTAAAACAGACACCCCCAAGCTTTTAGCGGTATCCAGTTTGCTACCTGCCGCTTCCCCTGCCAAAACGTAGTTGGTTTTTTTGGACACAGATCCGGCTACCTTGGCTCCTAACCCTTCTAGCAGGTCTTTGAAGTGGTCGCGGGGTTTGGAAAGTGTGCCGGTGATTACCCAGGTTTGGCCTTTCAGAGGTTGTGGGCGGTCAGCAGACGCTTCTGTCCAAATTACACCCGCACGGATGATTGCGCCAATTTCGAGACGGTTGGCTGTGTTACCGAAGAACTCGACTAAGCTGGTAGCTGTCGCCGTGCCGACATCTTCCACTGTGAGAAAATCCGCCCATTCAGCTTGTCGGATGTTATCCAACGTACCAAAGTGCTTGACCAAGGCTTTGGCGGTGCTTTCTCCTACGTCCGAGATACCCAAGGCGGCGATGAAAGTGTGGAGCTTGGTTTGTTTGGAAGCTTCGATGGCCTTGATGATTTTGTCAGCCACTTTCCAAGAGCAACCTTCCACATCAGCGATGTCGATGCTATTTAAGAGGTAGATGTCTGATATGGTTTTAATTCGGCCTAATCCGTACAGCTTTTCGATTAACGAATCCCCAAGACCAACAATATTCATCCGGTCACGGGAAACGTAATACTGCATTTTGGCCACAGCCTGGGCGGAGCAGCTAAAACTATTGGTGCAGCGGATGGCAACTTGTCCGGTAATTTGTTTTACAGCAGATTTACAACAAGGGCATTCGGTTGGTTTGTTTATTGGTGGGCGATCTGCACATAATGCCAACCGTTTTCCGTTCACTTCGGTAGGTGTTATGGATGTATCCGCTGGTCTGGACACGCCAGTAATCTGTGGAATCACATCCCCAGCCCTTTGAACATACACATGGTCTCCGATGTGCACACCCAAACGAACTATCTCGTCCCAGTTATGAAGTGTGGCATTGCTGACCGTCACGCCGCCGACAAAGACAGGATCCAATCGAGCCACAGGGGTGATGACCCCCGTACGTCCTACTTGCCAATCCACGCCAAGCAGTTTAGTGGTGGCTTTTTCGGCGGGGAATTTACGGGCAACCGCCCAGTTTGGTGATCGGCCTGTGAAACCGAGTTGGCGTTGGTGTTCTAAGTTTGCCAATTTATAAACAATCCCATCTGTCTCCACAGGAAGCAAGTCCCTGAACTCTTCATGGCAGTTGTAGTTAATTTCCATGCTTTCAAATAAGCATATGGAAGTATCTTGATTTGGGATTGCAGCAAACCCCAAGTCAACCAAGCATGCCTGAATGTCCTGATATGAATTCACAAACGGAAAATACCCAAAAAATCCTGGCATATCGCCTAAACCATAGGGGATAAACTCCAGCCCACGACCAGCCGCAACTTTGGAGTCCATTTGGCGAATCGTACCTGCTGCAGCATTGCGAGGGTTGACGAAAGTTTTCTTGCCCTCTGCTTCGAGTTCAGCATTGACCCTTACAAATTCCGCCTTAGGCATAAACACTTCCCCACGCACTTCCAGCACTTCTGGAGGGTTGTCAGTATCCAATTTCAAAGGCACTGAGGGCAGTGTACGAATATTATGAGTTACATCTTCTCCAGCCTCTCCATCCCCTCTAGTTGAGGCGGTCACTAATATGCCGTTCTCATACCGCAACTCTATGGCCAACCCATCCAATTTAGGTTCACTGATAATCACCAAATCTTCTGGGAGCACCCCTAACTTTTCCGCCGCCCGCTCAAAGAATTTGACGGTATCTTCCACAGAAAATGTATTGTCCAAGGACAGCATCGGCACAGTGTGTTTAACTTTCTTGAACTCGCCAATAGGAGTTTCGCCGACCCGCTGTGTAGGTGAGTATGGAACGACCAATTCAGGCTGTTCGGTTTCCATTTGTTTGAGTTGGGCATATGCCGTGTCATATTCGTGGTCAGGGACGGTGGGGTTGTCGTCGATATGGTATTGGCGACTTAATTTGTTGACATAGTTAACCAGCTGTAGGTAGGTCATTGTTTTCTCCGGTTTTAAAATAAGCCGCCAGTGCTGTGGCGGCTGTTATTCTTGAATGTCAGTTGGGTCTGTGGTGTACACGTCCGGCGGGTTTTGGCTATTTGGATAGCTTGGGCAGGGGTTGGAGTGCTCATAATGGAAGCTCCAACACTGTGGTTATGATTTCTTCCGCTGAACTTCTAACCAGTTCAGACACCTGTAAAACTGTCAGGTCATCGAAACCGTTAAATGACTCGATGTCCGGGTAGTTCTCTTCTAACCAATCGGAAAAAAAGGTGTCGGTTTCGACACAGTTGCAGATGTCGTTAATGAAACAGTCCTTCAGCTCTTCCGAGTGTAGTGGACTCATATCAATGACAGGGATACTAGCGGCGGCGTGCCACGCCCGGCGGCGTGCACAGGTTTCATCTATGGTAATCATTGTAGGTCTCCGGTGAGTGCCCCAACCTCAAGTGCTGTTGAAGTTGGGGTTGTTAAGAGGTATTAATCTTCGACGCGCCGCCAACCTTGTGGCGTGTATTCGCGTTGGCGGCGGATCTCGTAGACTCCAGCAGGGATCTGGATGGCTTCGTGGGTGTCAAATGTCCGTAGGTGTTCGAGTATGGTTTCAACTTAATCGCACGATTCAACCACTTTTAAGTAACTAATCATTAGGTCGCCTGTGGTGAATAAGGTGACGTTTGGATTATCTGCAATAACATGATTGTGGCCAGTTTCCCATCTTTTGGTTCAATTTTCGTTAAACCTTCCGGTAATTTTTAAATTCGACGAATTAATAAATCGCCTTGGGCTGCCATTTGTGTAAATGTTTTCATGTTCTAACCTCTACTATATAGTTGTTGATTTGGTCATCCAGACCGTATGTCCAGGCGGACGCTTGCATGGCGGTTTTCATCTCTGGCGGAACAGGTAAACAAAAATGTCTCCCTGTGCCGCAAAGCACCTTCAAGAATTTTTCGGCCCCTGAGTCAGGCAAATCCACCTCCAACAATTGCCCAATCATGGGATCACTATCCGTATCAATAACTGTTGGGTTCAATTGTGATAACACTTTATCCCAACCTATTATTTCAGCGGCGCACCGGCGTTGTTCCACATTCTCCCATGTCAAGGCAGTCACTGGATCAATACTCCCTTTGTCCATAATCCAATTTTCAGGAACGGTCACTCCATGCCAATAATACAATGACCATCCGTCACGGTATTGTATCGCTGGAGTGTTTTCTGAGTGCAATCTTCCTTCATTATCAAGTTTTAATAAGCATGGTTTTTGTGACACAACGAATACATCCGAATGCCACCATGTCCACCCTGGAATAGTGCTAAGTTTTTCCAGGATATCCAATCTGTCTATCTCAATCCCGCAAATATCCCTGAAAAACGTTGCAAACGCCGGAAATCCTGAATAGATATTAGACAGGTAGTAATTATTAAAACTGTCCTGTAATAACTTTTGTAAGCTATCACTCCCGACAGAGGCCGGGACAGAGTCCAGGACAGAGGCCCGGACAGAGGCCCGGACAGAGTCCAGGACAGAGTCCTGGACAGAGTCAGGGAAGTTACTTATAATTAAATATCCAATAACCCCCGCGTAGTGTGCAGCCAAAGGGCTATCGACTTTTATTGATAATTTTGGTTTTGGTTGCCCTGCCAACTCATATGCCTTATGGGCGTATAAAATAGCTTCGTCTAGGTCTGATTTTTCTGTTGAAAGTCCGATTTGTACCCATTTGTCAGCCCATTTAGGCATGGCCTCCATTTGTTCTGGGGGTTAGCTTTTCAATTTTTGGCATTTTTACCTCCACCTTATATATATGTGTGAACAACATGTAAAAGTCGTTCTGCTGTTTATTAATCCCAGATGGCCACAGCCAGTTGCGGCTCTCCGGGGTCTTCCGATAATGCCTCCACAGCCGCCAAATACGCTTCCTCAGGTGTGGTACCGGTACCTGAAATCGTCACCGTGAATTCAAATTGCGATTCCACATCCCGTAGCTTGTTGATGATGCCCTGGGCTTCGGCTATGTATTCGTCATCGTAATTTTCTTGCAACAGTAGATGGCACTACTACAACCCCTGACGAAACAACGCAGATTATCGGCTCCCCACTTTGGCGGCCTGATCGAACTTCCCACTCTCCGGGATGTATGTCTCCTAATAATTCTTTTAATGCATGGATCTCATCAGCCATTGCTGCCCCCTTTAGTAAAAAATTTGTAACAAGCCCAGCCAATGAAACCCACTTTGGCGGCGGTAAACACGGTGGCGGTCACGCCCATCAAAAACAGTAAAATATCCATCACATGCTCCTAATCTTGTCGATCATAGTCACCGGCTGCGGTATGGCCTCACACCGCACCCACTTGTCCCAATGTTGGGTCTTCAAGATGTTTTCGGCCTCGTCCTTTGTCATAGGACGACTGGAAACTTTCTTGATGATCCTGCCTGTTACCCTATCTTCTATGCAAGGGTAGTAGAGGACTTCCACGGTCATGCCGCCTCCAGTTGCTTGTGTTTCAGGCCAGTCATGCTTTCCGCCAACATCCACAAGGCCTGGTTCAGCTTTGTGGCTTCCGGGATGTTGTTCATGGCACGGGTGGTCGTGCGCTTACCGGCCTTGGTTTTGGCTGGCACCCCGCCACGGATCAGGCTTTCCTGCACCACGTTAAAGGTGTTCCACAGGGATGGTTCGCGTTGCGCCATCCGGCGGGTTGATAGCAGGAGACTGGGTTCGAACGGTTCGTCCCCTTGGTCATAGCGGAGGGCCATGGCGCTGTTGGCAAATGCCCGGCGCTCGTAATCCGACAAGGTTATTGACTTCATCTCATCCTTGCTTTGGTCAACCTTCTCGAACTCCTGCAAAATGGTGTAGGAACCTTCAATGACGCCTTCCACAATATTGCCACGGTGTGGCACCCGGATATTGGACACAAGATCCCCGATAAACAGGCCGTTGGCGCAGACGAAATTCAGGACGCCGGCCATCATTTGGTAGGAGCTTGTACCGTCATGGGAGTTTAAGAGGACAACCTCATTGACGTCTGTCTTGCCGATATGGTCGGCATGGCGTAAGCGGACGATGTGGCGGGTAAAATCGGTACGGGTTTCATCCCGTGTCCCGGACTGCGCCACATAGAACGGCTGGAAGCCTTCTTTACGTAACCTGTCTATGACCTGGATGGTAGGCACATAGGTGTACCCCTTAGAACGGGACTCATGCTTATCAGCCGCCAAGATACTGGGGGCGTATTTCATGATCGGGTCGTCGGTGATGGGGTGTATTGATTGGAGTGAGCTGGTCACCTTCATTGAGCGTGCGTATCTTTTCATGGTTTTGTCTCCGGTTTTGGTTGTGTGCTACCCCTGTGCTGAGGGGTTTTGATTACATTAATTCGCTTAATAAAGCGTGGTGAAGATAATTCACTCGGTCAGGGTTTACCTCTACTTTTCGAGTTCCGAATATGAAACTGCCGCCAGGGTGGTCTATAAGAAACCCATCCCTGTCATTACAATCTTCGGTGTCATAGTCCTGTACAAATACGGTGACGTTGTCGCTATCTGACAACACCCCCCTGGACTACACCCCCTTCCACAACTACTACAATTTTTGTCATGTTAGGTCTCCCACATCTATACCGTACTTGGCCAGCGCAGCTTTGCGGATGTTAATTTGTTGGTGCAAGAGCGCAACAATGTTGTGTCCAGAAACAGGGACCCCTAACGCTTTACTGGATGGTGAGTTTTCGTAGTAAACAATTAATGATATGGTGGCCTTTTTAACACCAGGACTTGAAACTTCTTCCAAGCACCGTCGCAGTTGCAACATCTCTGCGTTAATTACACTTATCTCTGCCAGGTCTTTTAAAGACAGACGAATCTGCATAGGGTTCTTATAATCCTGTTCCACCACTCCGCTCATACCAAAAGTTGGATTAGGTGCCCGTCTATCTTCATCAAATTCCTGCATGGCTACCACCAATATACTGTCGTGCGAATGTTTCGGCGATGTACTTCTTCGCCCCTTTGTGGTCTTGACCGGCCACCAAAACTTCCACGCCGTGAAACGTGGCGCGGAGTTTAACTGGCCAGTTACGGTTGTGGTACTGGACTGACAACACCACATGCAGCTGGTTGGCAGACAGAAGGCGGATATTTTTTAAATCCGTGCCTGTCGTCGCTGGGAGCAACAGCTCTATTATTTGCTTCTTGGAATCGGTAGAGCCGGTGGCCTTCCAAGAACTGTACAGCTTTACGAGTTCCGATAATTTCCCCATAACTGTCTCCGGTTAACAGTCCAAAGCAGGTGCTGCTGCGATGGCTGTCTGGTTATTGGCAGGTTCTTATGCTGCCGTCTGTGTTATAGGCGGCAGTGATGCCGCCCCGTCGTGTTTCCAAATAGGTGACACCCCCTTGGCAAGTCTCTTGGGTGGTTTTGATATTCCCAGAAGCTGGGTAGCCGTGCGTGGCTGCTAGCCATGTCACATAGACGGCCACAGCCAGTAAGGCGATTTTAACGATGGTCATACTTATCCCCTAGGTTGTGTCCATCCCTGGACGTTAAAGTCATTTGAATTTCAAGGCAATAAAGTCCCGTATCCGGTTAAGGCGTGTCGCGATGAAATAAATCCCTACACACGCCAGCAGGAACTCAGCCGATGCAATGACCCACATATCAGGCCAAACCGTATTCTTCTAAGGATTGGCCAAGGATGTCGGCCAGTTCTTTGATCACGGCCAGCTCTTTGGCATCAACCTCGCCATCGGCCTTTGCTACGGACAACACATTCAGGAACACTTCAGTGCAGTGGTCTGGAGTATCGGAAACCTGGCGGATTTCTTTGACCAAACGGGACTTACCTAAGTCAAAGTCTGCATCCAACTGCTTTTCATAAGCAGTCTGCACCGATGTGATTTCGCTTTTGAACACGTCGAGGGACGGGTTGTTTTTCAACAATTTGCCGATCTTTTCGCGCTCGGCCTTGCCGATGTCACCGCCTGCGGCGGCAACCAGCAACACCCCTGCAACGACGGCCTCAAAGAGCTGTCGGTTTTGTAATTTCTTGCCATTTTTGAGTAAGTTTTTGAACATTAGTTTTCTGTCTCCGGTTAGCGATTAAAAGTAACGCTACAGGCCATCAGCCAGTTTTTGTCCCAGTTCTTCAATCTCGTCCTCGTCTAGGAACGCGGCAGCACATCTTTTAAAATCTGCCCAGTTTCCCCCTAGAAAAGAGTTGATGGCTTGTTGTTCTGATTCGGTTAATTACATAAATATCTCCTATGTTAAGTTATCGGTGTTTCCCACCCCATAACCCACTCGAACAAATGAATGGGTTATAGGCTGGTCAGGAGACCGGCAAGGCCTTACTTTTTGATTTTTGGCAACGGGAACGGCAGTGATGTGTCGCACTTCCCATCCTGGGACGCATAGCTTCGCTGCTTGAAGTCCACGTCCGCCATGCAACCGATGGCTTCCGAAACAGTGGAGCATTTCAAGGCTGTCACCGATTTTGTATTCCCTGCAACCAATGTCAGGTCAATACTGGCCCAGCCGTCACCTTGCGGGCAGTTGTCTTTCTGCGCGGAATCACCACGGGCGGAAACCGAGTATTCGGCGTATTCGGGATGCGTGGCGCGGAAAGAGGCGGCATTGTAGGTGGAGTTGTCGTTGGCCTGCATACGGGCGGACTCAAGCGTGGCGAAATCGACGCTGGGGCTGGGGTTGCCGCAGGCCGCGAGAAACAGGGTTACGGCGGTGATTAAAATACAGAGGATGTTGTGGGTTCGTTTCATAAGTTTGTCTCCGGTTTGTTAAATTGAAATGGTGGCTAATCCACCCCACAAACCCCTCGTGCCGGAAGGGTTTGTAGGCTGATTAGCTGGCGGCTGCCTCCAACTCGGCGTAAGTCGTGCGGCCATCCGCTTCGTCAACCGTCACTAGCTCCCAATCTTTTTCGGTTTCTAAGAGATTGGTGGGATTACCTACATGGGTGCAGGACGAACAGGGTGGGTTCAAGTGGCAGCTGCATCCGCGTCCGTTTTTATTGAATTTCAGATATTGGGTTTCTGCTTCTTCAGTTAGCACCTTGACTTTCCGCCGGTCCCAGTCCTTTGTTACAGCAACATCTAAGACGGCTATTGCGATAATCGCCGCCACCGCCGAATCCCACCCGCCCAACGCCTTTCCCACTTCCCGGATAAAACTGCCATGCTTGTCAAAATCCACCCCCAACTTGGCCAATATGCCGACCAGGACCTTATATGCGACTTCGGCATAAAGGGACCTTGAGACCGTGGCGGCCAACAGCAGGGAGCGGTTTATAAGTGCGGAAGGTTGCTGGCGATTGATCCCAATAGCCTGGTCCAGGTTTTTTCGGATAAACGGTTCCGTGAACGCCTTCAGTTCCTCGCAGGAATATAAGGCCGCTTCAAGGTCTTTACGGTCTGTCGTTATCGGGCCAAAGTCCAACATCTGTACGCAAGCGCAGATGATTGTCTTGACGAGGTTTCCCTCGTTGATGGGGATTTGTCGCATGGGTGTCTCCGGTCTTTAAACAAAGGGAGCCATCCGTGGCGGGGAATAAGGGACTACTTGCCTGCGTCCCTGTTTGAAGCGATGTGGATGCGGTTGCCGACGAGGACACCGAAAAAGGTGACGATTTCGGTGGTGTTGCTTACCAAGTCGGGCGGCACGTCCAGCTGGATATCGAACCATGAGCAGATTAGTTTGGCGGCCAGGACGAACAGGTTGAGGATGACCACCAATGCACAGGTAAGGCTTGCCCGGTCCGCCCAGATGTTCGGGTCCTCAAGCTGTTTCTCCGCCTGCTGCGCTTCGGTGATCTTACGCACCAATTCTGCCGCCGCACTGATCCTATCCATGGCCACTATCCTTATTTTAAAATTTCCAAGTGTGCTGCCTTGGCCTGCTTTGCTGGGAACAAAGCCAGAAACCTCTCGCAACGGGAAGGTTCTGGGTTTGTTCGGGCCTGCGGCAATTGGAACCCAACAACCACAAGCCCAAACCAAAATATGTGAACCACCACGCAACAACTACGAAAACCGTGGCGGGGTAAATATTACCCATTTGACTTATATTGAAAATACACCATCGTCGTTATATACTTTTTGTTATTTATTACAAAATGTAGTATTTATTATGGTACACATCAAAAAACCAACTGTTGTGCCCACTAACGTGGAGGCCGCGCTAGCGAAAGCGGTGGAGGCGTGGGTGTCCGGGGATAAAAAATATTTCGAGGATTTGGATAAATCCTCGGAAATTGCAGAAGGGAGGAGAAATTTGCTGGTGGTGTTGGAGGGGGGCAAGGGCCTGCTTAAAAGGCATTGAGGTTGGATCTTGGTAAAAAATCGAATGCACCCAGAATCCATCCGCAACAGGCCTACATCTCCGGTTATATTTAAAAATGGCCGCGACAGGGTTCGAACCTGCGTTTCGGCGGTCTGGTGTCCTAGGCCGCTAGACGATTAAGTCGGATTCGAACCGACGTTTCCAAGTACCCATGCCCTAACCACTAGACGACGCGGCCATTTCTAAATATAGCGCTTCACCCCACCCCCTCCAAGACAACAAACGTATGGGACCCGTCAACCAGCAACGGCGCCCCGTCGAAAACGGTGTAATCGTAGCCTTTTATGGGGTCGTCGTACAGGTCGCACGGCACCATGTCCGGCCTCGGTGCCACCACCCCTTCCGGCCACATGGCCATGTTCCGGCCATAGTTCGTGGCGGCAACCAAGGAGTCCAATATCCCCTGGTACTTGTCGGATTCCCTGATTTCTGCAGGGATGAACAGAGGGTCCAAGTCGATCAGGGTTTCGTGTTCGTAGTGATCCAAAGTCGCCCAATATTGGTAGGTGTTGTAATCCAGCCCCTGCCTGTCCGCATAATCCAGCAATGGCTTAAGCGAAGCGGCCACTTGTTCGTTGCCCCGTGAATGCAAGTGGCACAGCAACGGGTGCCTATGCAGCTGCGACAGCGGCAGGGGGTTAAGCCCCCACTCGGACAGCTTTTCCAACAGGCTGTCGCAGAGGTCGGTGTTCCTGCCCACAAACGACGCCTTGAACTTACGGCACAGGGCGGACAGAAAATAGACGTGCTGCGCCCGGTTCAACGTCCTGAAATCGCTGATCTGCAACACGCACCGGAACCCTATGTCGAAAAACGCAAAGTTCAGGAACTTGACAAACCCGTCCTGGGTGCCTGACGGCCCGTCAAGACGGTCTATGGCCTGTTTGTTATGCATCAGGCACAGGTATTCGTTCTGGGACTTCAGGAAGCGGCGGTCTACCACCTCATTGACATGTGCCTTCGACGACCGGCAGAACTCTTGGGTGTAGGCAGGGGCTTCAAGTTCCATTTCCTCCTCTTCGGTGAGGGTGTCGGCGTTGTCCGTTGGCGTGAACGGGTCTGGCTCCCTGCCGTCCTTGAACGCGTCAATGATGTAGCGGGTTTTGATGTAAGGTTCCCACCACTCCTCCTGGTGTTTGGTTGCAGTTTTGTAAGGCAATTCCTTTTTGATTTCCGGTACGGGGGCGGACAGGCCTGTCTCATCCAGCAGGGCGAAATGCCACGCCAACAGCTCCGGCGTCGGCTCGTCGGCCTGGCACATCATCAGCAGCTGGGCGGACCGGTAGTTGTCCCCGATTAAAGGGTCGTCGAGGTTGTTCGCCTTTAGCCAATCCATGACAACCTTCAGGGCGGGCGTGGACGGGTTTACGCCTGGGACTGGGTTTAGTTTGGGTTTTGGGCGCTTGGCAGGCAGAGACTTATCGGTCGTGATGAATTCCCCAGGCGGCGGGGTCCCGTGCTTTTGTGACAGGTATGCCGCCATCCGCATGGACAGGTGTTCCTCGACCTGCGGCATCACCAAGTCCATCGCCTCCAGCACCCACATCCTGCACAAGCGCGGCAGACCCATCTCCATCGGCATCTCTTCCGTGCTTTGGTAGCTCAGGCCATAAATGACCTGGGCATCCGTGACCGGGCTGTTCCGGCGTCGTCTTTTTTGGTACCGGTCACGGATCACAAATTCAGCCCGTTGGGGGTCTTCCGGGGAGACAATGGCGGCCCACTCCATAATGTTACGGGTATGTCCGTTTGCCGTCAGCAGGATGGAAGGTGCTCTTCCTTTAAAAGTTTTTGACATATTTCAATACCTTTTTAAGACTCTATAAAACTGTGATTATACATTATTAGAGCTATAACAGTGAAACACTTATAAATGAACAATAATATAGCACTAATAATATGTCCGTCATTAGTGCTAAAATAGTGGTCACTACTAGAAACCTATACAGAAAGCTACATCTCTTCGTTTTTGACATTTTGTAGCTTGCGTTTTGCAAGTGTATAAAACGAAGAGATGTCGCTTTCCGGGGTTTTCATAATAGTGACTACTACTTTAGCACTAATGAAACACCTGTTTTTTGGGGTTTTCATTAGTGTTTTACTATTTTAACACTAATAATAAGCAGAAAAAGTGTGTTTTTCAAGGTGTAAAATTGCATCTTTTTCTTGACATAATACCCAAAAATTGGTAAACTGCGCATGCAGTTTACTGAATTTGGCCTCGGAAAGGGTACTTTACGGGGCTTTTTTATGCCTTGCGGGTGGTGTTTTCGTGGGCGTTTTTGGCAGATTTATTGTTGTTTGTTTGGTTTACAATAAATGTTAAAGGTGGGGTTTTGGGTGGGTTTTGGTTTTTTATGGCGCTGTCGGTTGATAATCCGCTGGCATTATTAGTGTTTTTGTCGATTTCCTTTGTTAGAGTCCCTATATCTCAGTTTTTCAGGGTGAGGGTTATATAGTTGAGGTAACAACAAAATCGCAACCCCGACCCCTATGAAAAAAATACATAGGGCCACTAACAAAGCAAAATGACAAAAAACACTAATAAACAATAAAAATATACTAAATAATAGTTATATTAGTATTTATAGTTGATCTTTATCTTCTGTAAGTTACATTTTGTTGATTTCTACAGAAAGTAGTTTATACTTTTCACTGCTTGACAACAGTGTCGGGGTCCCGTCTCTGGTGCCCGAACACTGCAAAGCTGGGAGTTTCCGCAGAGGCAGCCCCTACCCGTGCTGGGTGTACGCTGCTACCAACCTGCGGAAACAAACACTACCGCTTGGCCCTGTTGTCCCACCCGAACGCCCGCTCCTCACCAGTCGCCAGCATAACCGCCTTTAAACGCCGTTTTTCGGCCATTTCAGCCACTTTAGCCACTTGCCCTTCTGTCAGCCCCAGGTCACGCAGGACGTGCTTGAACTCACCCCTAAGCCACCCGTACTGGAACCCCAGCGCCCTTGGCCCCGCCTGCCCTGCGGCCACGTCGTCGCACGCCTCCACCAGCGCCTCTATCTCTTCATAAGCCCCCATGTCAGCCCCCGACAAACGCCAGCGCCATCACCGACGCGATGAAAACGATGCTGAAGAAATACAGGGCTGCCTTCAGGCGGTTTTCAGCCCTCAGCACTTTCAGCTCATCGTTAGGGATCGCCATTCTTTTCATAAGGTTACCTCCGCTACTGCCTATATGGCAGGCATAAAAAGCCCCGTGGCCTATTGGCGCCGGGGCTAAGGCACAGTGACAGGCTACTTTCTGCCCATCTGCCGTATGGTTTCATGCAACAGGTTGATTTGTTTGCGTAATTCTTCGACGACAATGAGTTTGCTGTGGGCAAAGTTATAATTTCCCTGTGACAGCGCCAATATCCGCCGGTATTCCATATCATGCCTGTCGGTCCGCTCCGTCATTGACACCAGCGCCCGCTGCAGCGCGGCCACGTTATCGCCACATTCATCAGGGACTACCGTCCCCGCCTGTATCAAAGCGTCGTAAGCCCTTAATACGTGGAGGAAAAACACCGGCGACACCCACGTCGCGTAAGCATAGACCAGCTCCCTGCAGACGAAGGTGCCTTGTTGGGAACTGACCCCACCTTGAATAACTGTAAGTATTTGATTTTGTTCCGTTGCTCGAATATGAGAAACGGCTGAAATCAATGACTTAGCGTTTCCGGCCTCCGCCTCCAAAACGGCCACCAGTTCGATGGCCTGTTGGGTGCGCAGCCAGTTGGCAGGTTTGTGGCGTTCCTCGCCCCCGCCGGCCTTGTGCAAATCGTTCAGGCAATAAAGGCCGTCCGCCTCCGTGATGCCTACATTTCTGATAGTTAACATAGTTTTTTCCTTTGTCTCATAAAAAAGGGCGCAGGTGCGCCCAGGGTATGCCGTCCCCAATCTATTCCCGCAAACCCCCACTGAGGCAGGCGGCGTGCTGGCAGGTGCTTTTGAAACACCTTCCTTGCGGTATTGACACGGCGCCCCCGCCATACATGGCGGGGTTTTTGAATGTTACATTTGGTCGTTTACAACATTTTGTTGACTTACATAAAAACCTCCGTTACTATTTGCCCGCATCTAAAAATCGGTGTCTCCGGTTGAAAGTGCAGGGCCTCCGCCCTTACGGACGCGACCTCTGCCCGTGCTGGGACATGTTGCTACCTATGACGTAAGGGAAGGCGGGGTTCTTTCCAGTTATTTTCCCCACCCCCTGACCGTCAAAAACGCCAGCCAAAACAGCACCGCCACCGCAAGGTGGACAATTTCATACAGTTCCATAAAATCACCTGCTAAATTTCGGGCGTAAAAACGCCAGGTTGGAAGATTCTTTCACGCGCCTAACCGTAAAGCTCTTCCAGCAAATCCTGCATGGCGGGCACGTCGGACAAGGCCGGGTCAGGCATTTCATCGGCCAGTGTTTCCAGATATTCAATAATCGCTTCTGACATAAATAATTCCTTGGTTGGAAAATTTCCTCACGCGCTAACGTGAGGGGATCTGTTTTGTCTGTGCGGCAGGCCATACAAACGCCAGCCGCAGCACGGGAGGGCGTTGGCGTTGGCGTTATGTGCGGGCACAAAAAAGCCGCCTAGGCAGGGTGTGCGCACGGCGGCTTTTAGGGAAGCACAAAAACCCGTGCTATCCGAAGATGGCACGGGGTGGGCTGAGGTTGCCCGCGCCATATCCAATGGCGCGGCATGTTATGTGGCGGTTTAGCTGTTTGCCGCTCTTTTTATGTCGCTTTCTAATGCCAGCAAGGTTTTTAGTTCTGCATTCTCGTTTTGCAGCTCTGTTACCAAACCTAATAATTCACGGTTTTTAGTGGTCAGTGTGGCGTTTTCTTGCTTGGTGGCTATAAACTCAGCTTCCATAGCGTGCAGGCGTGCAAGCTCCTTTTCTTGCTCTTCAATCTTGAATGATTGTTTATCGGCTTGCACCTTCAAGGTGTCAAGCTGTTTCAATTCAGCTTCCAATTGTTCAGCTTTGGCTAAGGTGTCACCAGCTTTGGCAAGCTTGCTTTCAGCAAGGCGTTTATCTTTTAACGCCTTTTCTTTGTTTTGGCGTTCTGTTTCCGCCAGTGCCTTGTATTGGTCGGCTTGGTTTGCCTTATCTTGCAAGGTTTCGCGTTTTTTCTCGCTGGAAGCCGCATTGCTTGCCTTGTCCTGTTCTTTTTTGCTATCACGCGCCTTAAGTTCCTGAGCTGTTAATAGTAGTGCCGCGTCACGCTTGCCTAGGACAATCTGTCCTAGTTTATTTGATGTAAACTTATGGGGAATTCTACCCTCACAAACAGACACCCATTCTTTTAAAAGGCCTTTTTCAGATTTTAACGCGTCGGCCATAGCAGCGGCACGGTCAAATTTTCCTTGATACTTTTCATCGTTGCTGTTTGCCAGTGCAATAATGTCGGCCAACAATGCGGGCATTTCGGCAATAATAGCGGCTTTCTTTTTTGTGATTGTACCTAGTTGGGTACGGTATCCTTTGATTCTAGTATCAACGGCTTTAGCAGTGTTTTGTATGTCAGTAGTTTTCATGGTTGCACCTTTGCCCATTGTGGGCGGTATGGTTAAGGCAAATATTTGCCTGTTTTGGGTTTTGTACCTGTTGCGTCATTACCCTATTGTGTAAGATAATCACGCAACGGTTTATAAGACTCTATGGGCAAGTGTCCTACATTGCTGGTATGGCTACACTTTGCTAGTGTGTAGCTGATTTACTTCGTTATGGCATGGCATAGGCACGGTTAAACCGTAACTTATGGCGGTACTATAATGAGGCAATCACCTGCTTAGGTCACAGTGCCTAAGCCTATCTGATAAGAGCGGGTAGGGCGATGTGTCGCAACATGCAACCCTTACGGCAAATAATAAAGCACATGCCGTGCCACATTGTGATTTACCTTATAAATCAATGACTTAGCTCTAACGCCACCCTCAGCGGCTTACCCTGATGTGACAAAAGTGTTATACAAAATTGTCACATTGTGACAAAAATTGTCACATGGGGTGTGAGGAGGGTTGCCATGCCGCCAACCCCGGCCATCCCGATTACACCGGGGGTTTGGGGAGGTGCAGTAGGTCCCTCGGACAATTTTTTACGATTTTCCAGCCAGGGGTTGACATCTGAGACAAATTTTGACAGTATTTGAGAAACTTCAATAACTGGTTCGGAACCGAAATGGAAACGCAAAAATCTTTGGCAATAGCCACCGGGGTTAACCCATCCACGTTTAGGACGAGAGTGCAGCGCACCGGGTCGGTGGAGTCGGCATTGGCGTTTTCCCCTAAATTGACATTAAACTTCCCAATAAACGGCATTGACCTTACCTTGGACGAGTGGTGCCATTATTTAGGTGTATCACACCAAGCCATATACAAAACAGCCCGTAAACGTAACCTGACCTCGCTCCAGGAACTCCAACGCCGGTTCAAAGAACAACCACAACTGTTCCCTTCTCATCTGCTCAACCCTAAACATCTTCGCTATTCTGAAGTAAAAGCCAAATAACCCAGAGGCTACTATGAGTTTCAGTAAGATACGCAAGGAGCTTAAAGCGTTAGCATAGACCCTATACAAAGTAGTTAAGGCTAACAATCTTCGTGGACTCACAACAGCTGACGGCATACCTCACCCATGTGTACAGGAAGTTGTGTATTCTTGGTTTGCTGTAGTGGCTCCAAATACCAAATTTACAGATGGTCACGTAGTTGAGGTTTTGGATTATCTGACCACCCGGATTGAAGAAGAAGCAAACCCAACCAAAAGCCATATGGCAAGTTTACAGATGGAAGATGAAGAATTTGACGTTAGACGGAATGTCGCCAATGTTGGGTATTACCAGAGGGGACGGGATTACCAATGGGAGCGGGACGATTTAGAGCCTGGACATTGGGAAGATCACATATCTACGCCGGACTGGCGCATGGATGATTAAACACACACCATAGAGGAACCACCACATGCTAATAAAACCACTGCTTGCCATAACCCTCCTGGTTGCCCTACAAGGCTGCGGAACCACGGCAAAATTTGTCTACCCCGCAGACGTTAAGGACGTAAGGCATATCGGCGACACGTTCCTCCCGCAAAGCAAGGTGGCGGTGACCCCCTTCAAAGAGAAACGCGGGGATGAGAACCAATCCGGCACATATTGGCTTTATCTGATACCGTTGATGCCTTATGGCTATGGCACATACCAGCGCCCTGAGGCCGCCAGGATGTTCAACACCATCTCCGAATTCGAGTTCAATGTCAGCGAAGACCTCGCCAAGGCCTCCGTTTACAGCCTGAAAGAGGCCGGCGTGTTCCAGGATGTGTTCTTCACGTTCGGAGGCGATAAGGACAAGGCGGACTATCTGCTGGAAGGTGAGGTTTTATCCACCGACTACGAGGGAAAGCTATGGACTTATGGACTGTCCGTGCAAGGGCCGCTGTTATGGTTGGTGGGGCTGCCAGTAGGCACGTCGAAAAACGTATTGGATATTGGTTTGAAACTCACAAACCTGCACACTAACGCCGTTGTCTGGCATAAGGAATACAAAAAGGACACCGACATCACGCAAGGACTTTATTACAAAGACGGTTATGACGCCCGTGGATACACATACCTTATGCAGGACATTATGAACGAGGCCGTGGAAGACATCAGGCAAGCCATTTCCCGCAAATAACTGACATTTTGTCGTTTACCCGCCTAACACCTATCCCCACACCCCTTCTCCCGCTACATTAGCCGCTAACGGACCGGCCCAGATGGCCAACAACCTGCACGGATCGCGGGGCACATGGACGTAACAATCACCCAATAGGCACGGATATGGCCTTCGAAGACACCGCGGTAGGGGTCCCGCCAATGGAATTGGCGGAATTTCTGATAAAACGCCGCTCTTACCTGCCAAAAGAAGTCAGGCAATACCTGCAGGACAATTTCTCAGCACCAAGCGACAGCCAAATAGGCAACGGCTCCGATTTTGACCTCCACGAGGAGATCATGAGCCAGATCAAGGCCGCCAAAGCTTTGAGAAGCCAGGCCATACCTGACAACGGCGCCCAAATACCCGACATCCGCGAGGCGAAAGAAGCCTTGACGGCCTCTACGTCTCTGATCAAGACCCTCCAGACGACCCTTGAGAAAATTTACAACCAGGACAGGGTAAGAACCCTCCAACAAGTCCTGGTCGAGACCCTCAAAGAGGTTGACCCGGCAATACAAGCCCGGTTTCTGTCGCTCCTGAAGGAGCGGTTCAAATAATGCACCAGTTATATGAGGAATTTATCGCCCAAGTGGAGGACGCGCTAGACCGCCAGTCTTCCCTTGGGCGTTTGTCTTTTTGGCTGGAGAAGAACACCAGGCTATCAGGCCGCCCATACTCCCTTAAAGGCCACGAGGCGCACCGGGCCATCCTGGACAGCAGGCACAACAATTCGGTCACGATCAAGCCGTCACAGATCGGCCTGACCGAGCTGACGGCGAGGCTGGTGCTAGGGTTTCTGTCAGTGGAGCAGGACGTGGTGGCCATGTACCTTCTGCCTACGGTCGGGGAGTCGCAACGTTTCACCAAATCCCGTGTTGACCCGGTCATCCGAACGTCCCCCTACCTGAAATCCATTCTGGTGGCGGGGTCGGATTCGTCTTCGTTCAAGCAGATTGGCAGTTCCCAGCTGGTCACCGGAGGCACGCACGGCAGGGCTATCATCTCGGTCCCGACTGACTTGCTGGTCATAGACGAACTGGATTTTTGTAACAGCGAAAACGTGGCGACGGCGGAGTCGCGGCTGACCCATAGCCGGTTTGTCGATGAAGAGACCGGGACACGGGGGATCAAACGGAAACTGAGCACGCCGACGGCGGTGGGTATTGGGGTAGATTACCTGTATTCCCAATCTAACCAGTTCAAGCGCCTGGTGAAGTGCAAACACTGCGCGTCCCATTTTTGGCCGCAGTTCTACAAACACGTTGTCGTGCCCGGATGGGACAGGCCGATGGATGAGATGTCATATCTGGATGCGACGTTGCTGGAGTCAAAAGGGCTTTTGGCAGGGGCGCAGTTGCTGTGTGAATATTGTTACAAACCGATCACAAAAGAAAACCTCGGCCCCGACTACCGGGAATGGGTGGCGGAGTTCCCTTCCGTCACCATGCAGGAAGGGTTCCACTTAAGCCCGTTGGATTTCCCTGAGTACCACACGCCGCTGAGTATCATCCATAAGCTGATCTCCTACAAAAACAACCTTAACCACTTCAAAAACTTTGTGCTGGGGCTGGCGCATTCCGACTCGTCTAACTCCATCCTTGACGAGAAAGTTAAGGAAAACATTTCGGTAAGGCCGGTGCCGCCGGACTTGGCCCAGGCTTTAGGAATTACCGGCTGCGTGGCGGGGTTGGACGTGGGCAAGGTTAGCTGGCTGCTGATCGGCAAACGGAACTACAGCACCGGTAAGCTGGACGTGTTGTGGGCTGAACAGATACGGTTGGAAGGGAACGAGGACGATGACCTGAAAGTGAAGGTCACTTTACGCCTGCGCCAATATGGGGTGATCAAGCTGGTGTCGGACGGGATGCCTTACACCCCCTCCATCATGGCGATACAAAGCGCCAGGCCGGAAGGTTGGGTGCTGCCCAATTTCTATACGCTGACCGATAACAGGCTGCCTCTTTATATCGTGGACGAGAAGGAGTGGGTGGTTAAATCGAACCGCACCAAAACCCTTAACCTGTTTGCCAAAAAGGTGAACCATGGGGACATACAGTGGCCGGCGATGGACGAGATGGAGGCGGTCAGGAAGCATTTCCAAGGGATGAAACGGATTGATAGGTTATTGGAAGTGGGTAGTAAGAAAGAGGAAGAATCCAATTGGGTAAAATCAGGGGAAGACCATTATTTCCACGCAGGTAATTACCTGTCGATGGCGGATGATATTTTAGGGGAGGAGTATGTCGGATGGGTGCCGGTGCCGACGATACATCAGATACGGGTCGGCACAGTTTCTCAATAAGAGGCAATTAAAATGCCGGCAACAACTGAAACAGTGGTGGAATATGTGGGGGCTGGCAAGGTGTTTAAGGTTTTGGCGGGTGCCGTGCTTGCTTTGTTCAATGTGTTGGCTAACGCGCTTTTGGTTTGGATTCTGGTCATGTTAGGTTTGTCCCAGATACCGGGGACAGGTATCACCACCAGTGTGCTAATTGGAGGCAAGGTTTTAATCGGGGAGCCGGAAAAGACTTCCGGTAAGCTATGAAATTTACAGAAGGGGTGATGGAGGACGGGGCGGTTATCCTGAACAACGGGGAGCCGATGGCGGTTGAGGAGGTTGTGGCGATGCTGAACCTCTACCGGAAAACGTTGAAAGCCACAGTCGAGGAGTTGGAATCATGGAACCTTTCCCACGGCGACAAGCGGACGGCGAAGGTGATCGTTAAGGGCAAGTCGGCCTTGAGTTACATATAAGGCTTTAACGCCAGGAAAATGTTGATATAATCAACTCACCAAACCCTATGACACGGATGTCAAATGGCTGCCAACAACAAGAGAAGTCCCAAAACTAAACCCCAAGGGTCTGCCCAGGCATCCCCAGCCACGGCGCCGCTTGTGTTGCCCCGGAAGTTGGTTGCCGGTATCCAGACAGTGGATTTGTCCACCAACAGGGGTGTGGATATCCCGTTGCCGGACGCCGCCCCGTTCTACTTCAACACCAGCATCCAATCCATCCGTGCGTCGGCCAACGCGTATGAGGCCATACGCGCCCTGGTCAAAATTTCCCCTGATGTATCCATGGCTGTCGTGTCCTACGTCCGGCTGGCCAATACGGAACTGCGGTTCAAAGTGTTCGATATGGGGCAGCAGCTCTCGGACGACGGGTCAAAACTCCTGCTTAGCATCCTCACCAACCTTACCCATCTAAACGACTACAGCTACGGCTATGACGACCGGCAGCCGTTATCCAGTGTCTCTGAGACCATGCTGAATGAGATCCTGCTGACCGGGGCGTGTGCGATGGAATTGGTATTGGATAAAGTGCGGCTGCCTTTCCGTCTGCAGCCTGTGTCCCCGTCCAAATTGCGCTGGCGGATTAGCCCGGTTGATACCGGCAACGGCACCAACCACAAAATCATCCCGTGGCAGCAACTGCAAGGCGCCACGGTGATACTGGACATCCCCACATTCTTCTCTGCTCGTCTTGACCACGACGTCACGGTCACATATCCTAAACCCCCACTGGAATCCGCCCTGAATGCGGCAGTTTTTAACGCCGAAGTGCTTGAGGACATCCGCCGGGCGGTGCGCCGCTCCGGGCATAGCCGCCTGGTGGTGACCCTTAACACCGAAATGGTGATGAAGGCCATGCCGACGGAGGCGCGGGGGGATTTCAATAAGCAGAAGGAGTGGATGGACTCTGTGCGTAGTGCCTTGGAAACCCAGATAGCAGGGCTTAACCCTGAATCTGGTTTGGTGCTCTGGGACACGGCAGAAGTGGACTACCTAAATTCGCAGATAGGTGCGTCTGGAGATTACGGCCCCTTGATGGACATAGTGGATGGCCAATCTTCCACAGCCTTACATACCCCATTATCTATCCTAGGAAAGCGCACTACCGGCGGATCACAAAGCATCTCCAGTTCCGAGTCGCTACTGTTCTTGAAACATGTGGAAGGGATACGCAAACCTGTTGAGGCCGTATGGGCTAGGGCATTGACACTGGCTTTGAGGTTATATGGGTTCGAAGGATATGTAGAGGCGAAATACGATCCGGTCAACCTACGTCCTGAGGATGAGCTGGAAGCTTTCAAACAGATGAAACAAGCACGGATCCTTGAACTGTTGTCGTTAGGGTTTAAGACCGATCAGGAAGCGGCCCAAGACCTAAACACAGGCCTTCGTGCCCCTGGTGCCCCGCCTTTGTCTGGCACCATGTTCTATGAAAAGGGAAAACAGGCTATGGATCCAAAAGCGGTCGCCAATGGCGGCGACCCCACCAGACGCGCACTAACCGGAGACGCCCCCCAAAAATCCGGCGGGGCTTCGCAATAACACCCACCAAGTCAATGGAGTGACTTATGATCGCAAAAAATATTGAGACGGCCATTATAAACCAGGCCAGGTTGGCCGGGTTTAGGACCAGGTACCTGGTTGGCATCGCTATGCAGGAAAGTTCAGGCAGAATGGATGCCACCCGGTTTGAAAAGGATTACCAGTGGTTATGGGATGTGGCTAAAAACCAACCTTTCAAAGAGGCCGAGCCTAAGCCAACCAAAACCAAGAAAACCACGGCAGTTGCCATGGCAGAATCTTTCGAACCCCTGGAACACATACCACCTTCTGCGGAGTTTGAGGAGGCACTGGAACCTGTAACCGCTAAATTGCCGAGGGGTTTTACTGGAGTTCCAGGAGTTACAACAGATTCGGAGGAGTTTGAAGGACAGAAGACTTCCTGGGGACCTATGCAGGTTATGGGAGCGGTTGCCCGCGAATATGGTTTTCGGGGAGAATTCCAAGATTTATGTGGGGTTCCTGGAATCATCTATGGTGTTAGGCATTTTGTTAACCTCCATAGGCAATTTTCTGCTTCGCACGGCATTGACGGGGTTATATCTGCCTACAATGCCGGCACCCCTACCGACGCCAACGAACACTATGTTGCCAATGTAAAAAAATACGCGGCGGACTATGAAAACTCACGGAGGTAACCCTATGACATTGGACGACGATACGCTATGGGGGTGGGCGGGAACCGTGTTGGTAGTGCTGGGGACTATTGTGCTGGCGGGAATTAAGATGGCACTAAATAAGCTTGAATCCCATGACACCCGTATTGCCGTGTTAGAGCGGGATACGGTACATAAGGAACAACATAACCGCGACATCTCCGAAATCTACACAAAAATAGATAATGGCTTTTCCCACGTAGGACAAAGGTTAGACGGCCTGTTTAACCTGCTGATAGACAAACTACCAAAATAATTTGTATTGTCACCGCAGATGGTTATAATTAATTAACCTTATTGGCAGGATGCCGAAGAGAAAAACATGGAAGCTACGCACTGGCTAGGAAGCCTACAGCAGTACAACGACTACGTCGCCAGGCAAGAGGGCTTAAATGCCGCCTTATTGTCAGGCAGCATCACGTCAGATAGCCTCTCCTCCGACCCCCCTGAGTATTTCACCTTGTTCGGCAATGTTGCCGTCATCGACGTCACTGGTGTATTGACCAATGATGACTCCTGGCGCACTTGGTATTTTGGCGACACGTCGTATAATCAAATCCGCCGCGCACTTTTCGAAGCGTATGCCCACACTGATGCCGCCTCCTGTGTCATAAACTTTGACACAGGAGGCGGCACGCCTAACGGCCTCTCCGACCTTGGCAACCTTATCCGGCAACTGACTTCAATGGGATTCCCTATTGATGGGTACACCGGAGGCCACGCCACGTCCGCAGGCTATTGGGCCATGTCTTCCTGCCGTAACTTATATGCAGGGGAAGTGGCCACTGTCGGAAGCATCGGCGTCATTACGATACACAAAGACTACTCGGAAAACCTCCGCCAAAATGGCGTCAAACCAACGGTTATCCGTTCAGGGGATAAGAAAGCCCTAGGAACCCCTTATGAGAAGCTTAGCGACGAAGCCAAGGCGCAAATCCAAGAGCACTCTGATGTGCTGCACCGGGTGTTCTCAGACCGGGTTGCCCAGTATCGCGGTATATCTTCAGATTTTGTCTGGACAAATTGGGCTAACGGGCAAACGTGGGTAGGGCAACAAGCTAAGGACGCTGGGTTGGTGGACGACGTGACAACCCTGGATGGGTTGATCGCTACGCTGCAATCACAATTAGACAAAAAATCAAATGGTAAGGAAACCACATATATGAGCAAAATACCCAGACCCGCTATGACGGAACAACAGCAAGCCGCCCTTTTGGCAGGGGCGGACCCTGCTGTTGTCCTAGGCACTGAAGCGGCAGCCGCATTGGCTGCCGAAACCGCCGCCGAATCTTCTCTGGAAGACTCCCAAACAGAAAATACGGAGTCTGCCTTGGTTGTCGGCACTATTGGGGAATCAGAGGTCGTCACCTTCTTAAAAGCTGAATTGGCCGCTAAAGACAGCAAGATTCTGGAACTGACTTCGCAGCTGGCTGAAGCCTCTAATGCCGTCGCCAAATTTGAGGCGACCCACCAGCCGATGAAAGACATAATCCACCTCAGCTTACAAAAAATGCAAGTCGCAATGGGCGGCACACCTATCGACATGTCCGAACTGCCCGCCGAAACCCTGTTAGCCCAACACGCTAAAACTACCACCACTTTTATGAGCAAATTCAAAGTGGGCGGAGTGGCGGCGGTAGAGTCCGAGGAAACTGACGAATCGTCTGGCCCCCCAGTTCTCGACCAAGCCCGTCTGCAACAAAACAGCTTCAATAAACGACGTAACTAAACACAAACAACATAAGACATGGAGGTCTTAACATGACAGCTTTCACACGAAAGGTCACCGTACCCAATCCCAACATTATCTCCGATGCACTAGGTTCCGGTTCGGATACTTGGTTGTCAGCGAAGGATGTCGGCAAAGCCGTGAAATTGGGTGCCGCATCACATGTATTGGCGACTGCCGGTGCCGATATTGACGGGTTTGTTAATTCAATTGAACCATACACCGTAAACAATGGCTACGCCTTTGGAGGAATCCTCACGGAAGGCCGCGTGGAGGCCCTTGTCGGCGCCAACCAAGGGGCCACAGCTATGGCTGTCGGTGATTATGTCGTCGCCGATACCCAGTTGGCGCTTGGCACGGCCAGCAGCGCACAGCAATGGGCAAGCCCTCCCGGAACCGCCCCGTCCAACCCCACCGGGCCAAATGCCCAGGTGAAGACTGGCAGCCCGGCCAAAAAGTTTTGGCGGTGTATTGCCATCATTAGCGGCACAGGTGCCGCAGGCAGTTTAGTCATCTTGGAACGCGACTAATTTAAACACTCTCGATAAGGAAATCGAACCATGACACAAAAAGTATTTGTTAGGGACAGAAACGGGCAAGCCCATGACGTCACCCTGAGTGTGGAAATGTACAAGGAAGCTTTTGATAAAGGCCTTACCCTTCCGCAATTTATCAACCAACAATATGACACCGATGCCGAGAAATACGGCCAAGCCTTCCAACAAGTCATGACCTCTGCCGGCCTGGCACTACACCGTGACGATGCCCGTGGTTTGCCTGCCTCACGTATGGTGGATGTATTGGAAGGCGCCCCTATGATGGGCATCGTCCGTCCTGACGGCAGCCAGGCTCTGACTGTGGCAGGACGCCTGTTGTTCCCTGCCGTCATCCTGCAGTGGATCGAGTCCGAACTGATGTCAGATTGGGCAACCTACGAAGGGGTCTACAACCGTATGGTTGCATTGACCTCATCTGCGGACAGCCCGCGTGTAGATCAGCCGATCATCAACTTGACTGCGCCCCGTGATTCCTTGGCACAACCTATTGCCCAAGGTGCACCACCCACGGCGATGGTGTCCATCTCCATCTCCGACAAGTCATACCGTATCCCTACGAAATCTATTGGTTTCGAGATCAGTGATGAAGCGTCCAAAGTCACCACCATTGATATGGTGGGAATGACTTTGCAACAACAAATCATTGGCCAACGTATAGGCCTGATTAACCAATACCTGTCCGCTATGATCAATGGCGACACCGACATGGGTATTGGCACGTTGACTGGGGAGGCCGTGACTGTTTATGACAGCTCGATTGCTGCCGCAGGCACTATGACCAATAAAGCCTGGGTCAAGTGGCTCCGTAAAGATTGGACAAAACTGACCATTGACTGGGTCATTTGCGACATTGATACCTATCTGGCCATCGAAAACCGCACTGGCCGTCCGGTGATTGTCGGCGACGCAGGCAATGACATCCGTTTGACCTCAATCCCAACAGCTGCTAACCCTGGTATCCCTAATGCCGTCAACTTCTTCATCGTTGACACGGCGTTGGTCGGGGCCAACACCTTGATTGGTATCGACAGCCGTAAGGCCATCCACAAGATGATCTATGTCGGTGGAGCCTATTCGGCGGTCGAGCAATATGTCATGCGCCGTACTACGGCGATGCGTTTCGACTTTGCCGAAATGTCCACCCGCCTGATGCAAAACGACGACGGCTGGAAAAAACTGACTTTAACCACTTCCTAGTAACCATCTCCTGGAAGAATCCACTTTAAGGTGCCTTAATTGGCACCTCTTTTTAGATTGAGGACATTATTATGGCATTAGCGAAGAGAGATACGGATGCGCCACCCACTACAGACACACAACAATCTGTAGATATCCTGGATCCCTCACTCCAAGATCAGGTTGACTTACCTCCAAAAGCCTTGAAGAGTTCCACATTCATCCGTGTGGACGGCCCGTATGCGCTGTCTGAGCCACGTACAGGGCAACGCTTTAACCCCGGCCAAATCACCGAAGTGTCGGAGATCACTGAATGGATCCAATGCAATATCGACGCAGGTGTGATAACCCACCTAGAACCTTAAAACAAGGATAGTTATGAAAACTCAAATCAAACTCATCTGCCGAGTATTATTCTCGGTTGCCTTACTTGCCTGTGCTGTCATCCCCATTAGCTCGCCGGCAGCTGGCTTGTCCAATTACTTTAACAATAAGGTGTTGGATTATGTATACCGAGGGCAGACCTTCACAGCCCCTACGGTCGCATGTGTGGCACTCACCACATCCACCCCAACCGCCGCAAGCACTGGGGCAACCATTTCCGAAGCGTCTTATACCGGATACGCACGAGGGCAGCTAAACCCGTCAGCCAGTAACTGGTCAGGTACTGGTGGTGAAACCTCCGGTGCAAGTACGGGAACCACAGGCACCGTGAAAAACAACGTGGCCATTACAATAGGCTCCGCCCCCAGTTCCGGCCCCACTACAGTCACCAGCTTCGCCATTCTGGATTCATGTACGGTAGGTGCTGGTAATGTCCTTGCCTTTGCTGCCTTGACGGCAAATAAGACAATAAACTCCGGGGACTCCGCCCCTGTGTTTGCCATCAATGCCCTGACAGTGCATCTTCAATAACATGGATATCATTTACACCACAGCAGCCCGTATTCTAGGGGTGGCAGGTCTGTCATCGGAAGACGTCTCCGATACTTTCTTGGCCGACCTTGAATTGAACCGGGTGTTGTCCGTCGAACTGTTTACATGGTTACCCAACCACGCAGACATTTATCTGCAGGATACAGAATCGACAACCGCCCAACTTCGTAACAATTCTGATTGCTTGGTGCTGTGGTGTAGTTATTACGGGGCAGCTAGGGTGCTGGATGCCGCCCTGATCGTAAAATCCAGAGAGACGGACGGTAAAAATGCTTTCGAGCGTTTTAGCTCCACGGACCTGATGAAATTGGCGGACGCCGCACGTAAACAGGCCGGAGTATACCGGCAGGCGTTGTTGACGGCTTTGGATACAGAATCGGCTCCCACCCCGATGGCGGTATTGTCTGCTGTTGCGCCTTCATACGACCCGGTGACCGGGTAATATGGGTATCAAACACGCCGCCAACCGTTTCCTGAGGACTCCAGTCAACGCATTGGCCAGTAGCTTACTTGTTTCTAACCTAACGGCGGGAGATATGCTTGGTGACAGCACCGTTGTAGGTGACCTCACCAGTTCCAGTGATCTATTTGGACACGTATCTGGGGAAAGTTCAATAACTGGCACCAGCTGGGTAGAAATAACCAAAGGTGCACTGCTTGCCAATGACCGCACCCTCTCCGGTTCCGATGTGTCTGGGAAATTACGCACACTATTGACTGACCCAGCCAAACCAATCCCTGACTCCGTATCTGTGATCAAATTCGATGATGACATATATCTGGTCGGATCTTCAAATACAGACCGCTCCGAAAATCCTTACAGCATATCGACACTGGTTCGCCGGGCATACTTCACTTGCTCCATTATTGGCTTGTCTTTTGGGTTCGCTGCTTCCGGGGTGAAAATAAACCCCACCCGCGAAGTGAAAGCCACCACCTATTGTGATAAAGAGCCTGCCGCCGTGGATAGTTCAGGAGAAGTCCCGGCTACCGAGTTCGTAGATGAAATCATTATCATGCCCAAAGGCGTGTCTATCGACACATCCTATGAGTTGCATATCCAAGATAACACCAGTGATTTGATTTATGACATTCAAGAAGTCTGGCAATATTTCGGTATGACCTATTGCCGGGGTATTTGTAGACGGACAGCGATAAACCCACTATGACAACTACATTCGATGTCGCGGTTAAATCGACGATTGACAAGGTGCTATCAGATTTGGCAATGGCCAGCGGTTGGATATTCTTTGACCTCGACGGGGCATACCTGACCCCCGATATTGGGGAATCCAAAGCCCCGGCCATTGTGGTCAGTTTCCCAGGGATAACCCCAAACCCACGGGATCCTTATTACGCTGTGGTGTTTGAGGCGGGTGCCCGTACGTCCGATGACCCTGCCCAGTATATTGCTAAAACTATTCTAGGCACAATTTCAGAAGTGTTGGACATCCATAAAGGGATTCCCGTTTATGATTACAGCGGCGCCGTGGCTGGGGATGTAAAATTAGGGGAGTTGATTCCAATTTCCCGTATTCCCACTCCGTCCCGTTTTGACCAAATATCTGGCCTCAACATGTATCAGCTGGTGGCCTTGTGCCAGAGGTTTGTCTGATATGGCAAAGGTCACGTTCACACAAGGCCGGCGCCAGTTCCAACAGAACAACCTGCTATCTGCTAGTGCTAAACAATCCCTGTCGCAAAAGGTAAAGCAGTCTATTAAAGCGTATGGCATTGATGAATCTAGGTTGGATAAACTAGCCAAAGAGAAGCGAACCGAGGTGGTGAATACGGCGATAGGTTTCTTTTCGGCAGCTGTCAATGGCGCAGTGGAATTGGTGAATAACAGTACGGTTCCAGCCCAATACCAAGAACCCCCTTTGGTACCTGGCCGTAAGGCGTTTGCCAGGAAACATAAAGTCCAAGCACGGGGGGCTTATAACAGGGGCACAGTCTCAGTTTCCGTGGTGCATAAGATATCCGTTTTAAGTAAATCGACTAAAGGCTCCAGCAACGTATTGATTAGTTTTCCGGTGACATGGAAAAAGCTGACAAAGCGTTATTTTATGAGGTTACCTAGGTCAGCAAGATTTTTTAAAAAGCGTACCGAAAACAAATCTGCCCGTCTTGCCTTTAATTCCGTGGCTGCTTCCTGGCAACGCCGTCTGAGGTCCACAGCATCCTACCAAAAAGGCAAGATGACCTGGAAACATGACGGGTATGACCTGGTCACCACCTTTACGATAAACTACCCGTCACTAGGGCAATTTGACTTCATCCGGGTGGCGTTTTTACATGGTCTGAAGCGTACATCAACCTTCCCAAACGGAAGGCCGGACAACACTGGCGCCAATGGCATCGTTTACGCCGAACATTTCCGCCCGTTAGTCCGCCCGTATGCGGTGGAAGTGGGTCGGCAATTTAAAAGAGCACTTGAAAAGCTAGACTAATAGCCTTAAGCTATCAATGTTAAAAGGATTTATTAACAACCAATACCCATGGAGGGGAATATGGCCATAGGCTCACCTAAAACCGCGAAAGCGTTCATCGGCACTTGTGAAGTCAGGGTTGGTACCTTGGCGCAGGCCGGTCTCTTAACTTCAGACCACTCAGTCGGCTATGTCGATAACGTCAAATTGGATATCCAATCAGACACTGCCGACCTTAAGGCGGGTTTCGCCCCTGTCCTATTCGACTCCGCCGTAACCAGCACCGTCACCGGCTTTACCGGGACCCTTCAAGAGTCCAGCCGCCGCAACTTAAATTTATTGATGTCAAACGGCGTCGCCGATTATGACGCCCTATCCACGGATGTGGGTGGCACAGTGGCCAACACTTCCCTAACTATTGGGGATAACACAGGCCTCCACCTCGTCGGCCCTTCCGGTTTCACTTTGGCTGCCGGGGATATGATTGTCATGTACCAAGTGGACGACCCTAGCCGCATGTGTATCTGCTCAGTTGACACATTCACCGCGCCGGTGTCACCTGCTGTGTATGCTGTGATTGATGTCTCTGCAGACACCCCGTTCGTCGGCCCGGCCAGCGGCAGTGTCGCCTTCGCGGCTGGTTCCACCGTAAAATGGTACAAGGCGAAAGTCACTTCCGGCGGCCATGATGTCTATGTGCCCTCTTACTACTCCATGCAGTTGATCCAACTTAACCGCCCCACAGGCCGTCCAGTGGTGTTCAATTTCTGGAAAAACTTCATTGTGCCTTCTCTGTCACTTACTTTGGGCGCTAGTGACTGGTCCAAGTTTGATATGCAGGTTAAATCTTTGCGTCCGTATGATTTGGATTATACTGACGCAGCCAGCGCGTTGTATCACGTTCGTGACCGTATCGCCTCGCGGCCAATCTTCGAAGTGTTGGACATCCCTGACGCCGTATCCGTATAACCCCACCCACCCACATAAGAAAAGGCCTCTTCGGAGGCCTTTTTTATTGTCTGGTGATATACTTACACAAAGGATATTCACTAGGACACGGCATGTCTATTTTCCACCAGATACACTTCACCCATAGGTTTCCGGTGCCTTTATTGGCACTAGAACACCTCGAAACCTTAAGCAAAGCAGTGCCCCTACCTGAGGCCATCGTTGCCACGCTGATACATTGTTGCGACCGTAAACCGCCGACCGAAGAGGATATGGATTACTTTTTGGAGCGGGTTAAGGAGTTGGATAAGCCCAAGGAAAAGTCCACCAACAAAAACCCCCAAGGTAAGTCGTTAGGTACCTCCTTTAACAAATTCCTTTCTAAACTTCCAGCCGACCGGGTGCTGGTGATGGCATGTGGGTGGGATATAGCCAAAGCGGACCACCTTTATTCCACTGTCGATGCGTCTATAGCGGTGCAGGTTATTGAAGATTATTTATCGCTACAGCAAGAGTCAAATACTTTTCTGTATGAAGCGGTGTTGTATGGTTTTGGAGGCAAATATGACGGGGATGAAGGCGGATCAGAAGATTTAGACCTTACCGGAGCCTCGGCGGCTGATATTAGTGCGTTATTTAGGTAAAAGGAGTTTACCGTGGCAGACATCAAACTAGAAACAATTGTCGATTATGTCTTGAAGGCCGGCAAAGTCGAAAATGAGGCCGACTTCCATAAATCTATGAACCAAGTCATCAGTGCCTTGATTCACAAAATGGACGCGCCAACCGCTGCCTTTGATTTGCCAGTTGAACTGAAGGATATAAAACTCAACAAGACCGACATCAACAAACTGAAGAAACGGCTGACGTCTGAGATTGCGAAAATCGACGAACAACTTGCCGATAATATTGGCAAATCAGACCAAACCAGCAAATCGTTACGTAAACGGCAAGCCGCTGTGAAGTCTCTGTTTGAAGATTTCAATGATGCCTTGGAGAAGATACCGACAATAAAAGTTACGCCAAAAACCAAGCAGGATATGCAGAGGGTTTTGTCCGATCCTTTTGAAATAGATAAAATCCTTAAAGAACGCAATGGGTCAAAGCGGGCGGAAAACTTAAGGGCATACACTCAATATATCAATGATTATAAAAAAGAAATCTCAGATATACACCGTAGGGCTTCGGAAGGTGTAAAAGTCGTCACAGGTGCTGGCGGGACTTTTCAGATCATCAAACCTGAAAAGCTATCCCTACCGGGGTTTGGTAGCGTATCCCAAATACTCAGTAATCAAATGGCAGCAGCTACTAAAGCCATGCAGCCATCTGAGATTGATAAGCGGGAGAAAGCATCCACTCAAAAATCTGCTATTGATTCCGAGAAAGAAGCGGACCGGCTTCGCCAGCTGAACTATGCCGCCCGGAAGCGGATGGCCGCCGACGAGGCTAAAGTATCGACGGCTGCAGAAAAGGAAGCGGACCGGCTTCGCCAGCTGAACTATGCCGCCCGGAAGCGGATGGCCGCCGAACAGCGTAAGGATGAACAGAAACAGCGGGAGGTGGCCGCAACCGCCCTTTTAGGTAGTATATCCGACCAAGCCGTACATCGGGTAGGTGGGTTTTCACCTTCCCAACTACTATCCCTGCAACCACATGAACAAGCGGCTGTTTCTGATAGCCTGACCGCACAGATTAAGAATATTAAAGCAGCCCGTAAGGATTTGCTGCAAGAGATGGCAGGCAAAAACCCCGCCTCCGCTGATTTCAAGCTGCTCAATGACGAATACAAAAAACTTGGCGGCAGGCTACCAGAGCTTCAGCAAGGCTTGAAATTTGTTAATAGTGAGATGCGTGGGCTTGCCGGGTTCACCCATCAGGCAGCCATCGCCACACAGCAATTCCTACGTTATGCTGTCCTCTATGGGGCGGGATATAAACTATTGTCCGGCGTTGGATCCTTGTTTTCAGACACCACCGGATTAGATAAAGCCCTGCACGCCATCCAGGCCATCTCGCAAGCCAGCAAGAACGAGATGGCTATAGTCGAAGAGGCGATTAAAGGCGTATCCGAGGCCAGCCAATTCTCTACGTCCGAGATTGCCCAGGCGGCACAAGTGTTGGCACAAGCGGGTATTCAGATCAATAACCTGCCCAGCATCCTTTCTACGGTCTCGAAATTGGCGTCAACCACGTCAGCAGACCTTAAGACCTCTTCGGAAGTGTTGACATCCCTCAGCGAGGCGTTTGACAAAACTGAACCGATGCAAATGGCCGCCTTGGCGGATCGACTGGCGCAAGCCGTCAACGTGTCCAAACTGACTACGGAAGGGCTGCGCACCATCATCTCTTTGAGTGCGTCTACCGCCAAGCTGACCGGGGTATCCGATACCCAATTGCTGGCTTCTGCGGCTGTGCTGTCTAATAGAGGTGTAAAGGACTCCACCATCGCCACCGGTTTACGGGAGATGATGGTCGAGTTGTTCTCCCCGGATGCCAAGTTGATGTCTTTCTTGAAAGACCGGTATGCCAAAATTGGTGAAGGGCTTATATCGGAAGCCCAGATTCGTGCAAAATACCAAAGCTTTACGAAATCCGATGACCCTATCCAGTCCGTATTGCTGGAATTGAAACGCCTTGGTGTTGCTGGGGTGGCCCGTAATGACTTTAACCGGGTCACTGAAACACGCGCACAAAACGTCTTGCTGCCATTATTAGATTCACTCGACAAGCGCATCGAAAATATCGCCCAAATTTCCCAATCAGGCGCGATTGACCGTGGGGCTGCCACTAACATGGAGGCGGTCAGTAACGCCCTCAGCGGCCTTGAATCTTCCGCTGTGTCACTTAACCACGAGTTAATAAGTGGTTTTTTCCCTACCATAGTTGATATCACTAAAACGCTAAAGTCTTTACTGGAGGCTGCCCGGCAAAATGTCATACAAGCCAATGGCGAGTCGTCAGGGTCTACCCAGAGGTCATTAATATTCGGCGCTGTGGCCGGGGGGTTGGCTTATGCTAAAACCTCCGGTGGATTTATCAAAAGAGGTGCGGCGGCGTTAGGCGTAGGGTCTGCTGCTTCCGGTGCGGATACATTATCCCACACCCAAGGTGACACCGGGGATAATTTGGCCATGGCCGGAGAGGCTGCCTTGTATGCTGCTGCCTTATCTTCCTTGGCCGGGAAAACAGGGGATGTGGCCAAGAAAGGGGTGGTAGTCTGGAGAGACCTTTATGCAGGTATTCAGTTGTTCGCCGAAGCCCCTTTATTGTTTCTAAAGCAAATCCCGATAATCAGGGCAATAGCTGTGGCTGCTGCCGCAGCCGCAACGCTTTATGGCACATACCAGTTATTCAAAGGCCAAGGAGACCCACAGGCCAGGCTTCAGGCAGCCACTAAGCAAATGGCTGACCAACAAAAACAGATTGACGAGCATACGACAGCGTATGCGTCGTTCTCTTCCTCTACCAAGGATGGACAGGCCGCCATTGTTGATGAGGCTCGCAAAGATTTTACTGAAGCAAAGGAGAAAATTGCAAAACAATTGGGCGTCGCTACTCTTTCTGACGAGATCATAAAAGAGGTCACCAAACTGGGTACAGAAGGGGTAGAGTCTGGATCCCCTGCCCAGAAGGAAGTCCTGGAGAGGTTGCGTAAGCTGATCGACGTTTCCGATGAGAAAGTGAAATCCCTTTCGGAAGCCGGACAAAGTGTGGCCGCCAGCCAGGCCATTATTGCCAGCAAGACGGAGCAACAATTACGGGAGATTAATGAGGCTATTAATTCTGCTGATCCGAGTGCTGTCCAAAAATCCATATTAGCCACCTATAACAAATTGTCTGAGGAAGAAAAACAGCTAATCACGACCACCAAAGCTGTAACCCCTGAAAATTTTGAAAAGGTATCCAGTGCTTTAGCTAAAGCTTACCAACTGGTTTTTGAAGATGCCCCCAATCAAATGGCGGACATGCTAAACAACAAAGTTGATGCGATGGCGGCTGCCTGGACCAACCTGGAAGGTGTGGACTCCGCCGGGTTTGACCGTCTAATACTATCTATCCGTGCCACATCGGCTGCAGCCGCCACGGCTACCGAACAAGTTATTGAAAACAACATTTCTGCTTTGGAAGCCGCCAAACGGAAGCTTGAAGGGGATATGTCGCACAGCCCTGCCAGCAACTCCTCTGGCTTTGTCACCCCTGTCAGCAAAGAAGAAAAAGCGGCACAAGAAAAACGCCATGTGCTGTTGACATTTCTGGACGAACAGATCAACGAAGCCCGTACTGATTTAGAAACTAAAAAGACTCAAACAGAGAAGGAACGTAAGGACAAAGAAATAGCTGACAAACTCGCCAAAGAAAAAATGGCGAGGGAGTCCGAGTTTAGCTCCGCCACTAGCAAAGCGGGACAGGCTCAGTATATCGGTGACCTAGCTAACAATAGCAAAGAAGCTATGCTGGAGGAGGAGCTAAAGAAGGCTAAGGAAACCCGCAACCTGGCCCGCGAAAAAGCCATACAGGCGGAATTGCTGGCTATTAAGCAACAGGAGTCAGAGAGGGATTTGGCCACAAAAGTGGCGCACTTTGAAGAGCTTTTTGATAAAAGCGGCCAAACTGCTGTCCAGTTGGACGGGTTAAAGAACCTGCCTGTCGATGAACGGGCAAAACTGTACACAGACCCCAAGGAACAGGTTTACAACCAAGTATCAATATCATCGGCAGAGTTGAAGGCAGCACTGGCTGATGTGGTTAAGGCATATACCTCTTCAACTATCACCCTGCCTGGGGACACTTCCGCGTCGTTGGCTGGTATTGACCGGCAGCAACAGGAAAAAGACCTGAATCTACAACAGGCGCTTATTCAGGCCAAACTGGATGACGTTAATCGCCAAGTGCAATTGGCGAAACTGGAAAATACATTAGACCAGCAAGCCGTGCAGCTGGCTAATGAGCAGTACGGGTTGAAACTGGAATCTATCAATGTTGACCGGGCCTTGGCATCACTGCACTTTGAGGATTCCAAAGTCGTAGAAGCCCAGTTAGCCGCTAAGCGGAAAACGGCGGAGGATGAACGCAAAATATTACTGGAGGATGCTAACCGGCTTCGTCTTGAGAAGGAGAAAGCGTCCTTAGGGAAAGAGTTTAGGGCCGCCAATAAGGCCGTCGAATTTGCTGTTGCGTCAGGTAACCTCAAAGGTTTGGGAGCTTTACAAAAGGATAGGGATGCGTTGGCATTTAGACGGCTCGAAAATGAGCTGGCTACGATGATTGCCCAGAGGTCTCTGCCCGATGACATAACCGCTAGGAAGGATGATGGTGTCAGCAATATACGTAACCAGCACTACAAAGAACAGGCCGACACTTCAGCAAAATATCTGGATAACCTAAACAAGGAGTTTCAGTCCAGTAAGCGGTTCACTCTTTTTACTGATGAACAAAAAGGTTTCCGCCAAGCCACCGGCAGGGATATGACCAGCCGGCAAGTCTTGGCTGAATCGCAAGGGCAGTTATCCGTCGCCGAAACCCACAAACAAGCAATAGAACAAGTCATCAAAGCCCAGGAAGAGGCCAAGGCTTTGGCGACTACGGAAGAAGGGGTGGCGTTATTCACTCAACGCCTGGAAGAGTCCCACAAGCAATTAGACCAAGTTAACCTGACTATCGGGGAATATAAAGGCCGTATCGCCACGTTGACTGCCACATTTATGGATGGGGTTAGAGCAATCAGCGATTCTGGGGTGCTTGCTGAGTTTGAAAAACTCAACCCTGGTTTCACCGAAGTTAGGCAACAGCTGGAATCTCATTTGGCAGGTACGTTAGACGGGATCACCAGTGTTGTGGGGGATTTCATCGCCAACGGTTTCACCGCCGTAAAAGACCTACAAGCTTTGTCATCCGCTCTGCAGAATGTGGCCCAGGCCCAAGGCAATTACCAGTCAACGGTATCAAACCGGGCTAATTTACTCTACCCAATTGAGGCCTCGCCTTCTTTTGCCAAAGAAAGCCAAGCCGTCCAGACATTGATTATCCAACAAGCGACCACCGCACAGAAAGCGGCGGAAGCTGCCGCCGCGCAACAGGTGGCCATTGCCAAAGCCCAGCAGGCTCAAGTCTTACGGGAGAATTCACTCGGCGGGCAGTTGTCGAAGTTTTTCTCCGACTCTACCAAAAGTATCATCTCCACGTTGGTACGGGATTTCTTGGGGCAGGGCATCAAGAACCTCCTGGGATTCAGCGAACAGAAAAACCAATACGACATCGCCGGAAACCTGAAGGTCACTATTGCCGACGGCCTCCCATCTGTTACAGCCGTCGCCTCCGGTACCCAGTCAGCCGATACCGGCGGGATACGCAATGCCATTTCTTCCTGGTTTTCAGGTCGGGCAACCCCTTCCGGCACCTCCGTCTCCGTCCCTCAAGGTATGGGGGGTGTCACAGGAGGGGTATCAACAAACACCTCCAGCAACGCCGACGGCTTTTTAGGTTATCTGGGGTTCACGAAGTCAGCAGCATCCATGGCAGGGTCTGCTTTGTCAATAGGCACCAGCCTGTTGTCTATTGGTACCACGCTGTCTTCATATTTTGACAGCGTAGACAATTATGACGCCGTCCTGAAAGCAGCCACAGCCCATAACAACGACGCCCCGGTGCTGCCGACAAGCGACCCCACGCTGTTGTCGCCATCCGGCACCGATACTAAGTATGGGGCTTTGGCCGGGTATTTGTCCGCCGACAAATATAAACCCATCCTAGATCAAGCAGCCACTATCCTGGCCGCCGGCTCATTGGTTCAAAATACAGCCGGGGCGGCCCAGTTCGTCAATAGCTCACCCATCAGCACAAAGCAAAGCTTGTCCGGCATGTCCGTGCAAAACAATAACTCCGTCAATAATTACAACGGATCCGAACCTGCAGCCCCACAAGTTAATGTCCGGGTCATTAATGCCGTGGATCCGTCAGTTGTCCACGACTATATGTCCAGCTCACAAGGGGAGAAAGTGATCCTTAACACCATCCACAACAACTCTTCAAGTATCAGGGAAACATTACGCTAGTGTGTTTATCCAGGTAGTTTGGTAAACTACCCAAACCCAGGATGGGTCGTCAGTAAAAAGGATTTTACATGTATAAAAGCAGTGGGCCGGAATATACAATAAACGGAAAGACCATCGAGGTTTTCCCGTTCTGGCCAAACTACAAGCGCGATTTCATCGAACGATGGGAATGGAAAACATCCGTCCTTACCTCATTCAATGGTGATGAACAGCGTGCCGCCATACGCCAATATCCCCGCCGCTCCTTCGAATACCAAGTATTTGCCCAAGGCTCTGACAAAGCCGCCCTAAACCACTTCCTTCAGGCTGGAGCCTCCACACTATATGGAGTTCCTGATTGGAACTGGGGTGAGATGCTCCAACCTACCACAACCCAAGACCTCTCCTATTATCTGCCTATTTCCACTACTGGCTTTATTGCCGATGGTTATATAGTTGGGTTCATAGACCCTACCCTTTATGAATTAAGGAAGGTCGTTGCAATCGACGGGGCAGGGGTTCAACTAGACGGCGCAGTTGATTGGCCTCCTGGCACATTAGTCCATCCAGTTATCCCTGCCCTATTGAACAAAGAGCAAGCAGTTGTGCACACAACTGGCCTATTAGCCGAACCTATTATCTCGTTCAACTGTCTGCCATCCCTATCCCCGTTCGACGCGTCTGACACACCTTATCCGGTCTACGCTGGGTTCTATGTGCTTGAGCAGCCCTTCGAGCAAGGCCAAAGCACAACCTTAGACTACGTTTACAAAACGGACACATTGGACAATGGGGTCGGATCGCCCTGGGTCGATATTGAAAGCTACAGCCCCGGTATAGCGCAACCTAAGCAATGGTTCCTGAATGGCCATGACGCCATTACCAACTTTCTCCGTTTCTCTCACTTCTGTGCCGGAAGGTTAAAACCTTTTTGGGTGCCGTCAGGGACGTGGGACGCCGAAATAGTGTCGATAACAGGCACATCCATTGTCATCACGGATTCGGCGTATGCCCGTTTGGTGCCTAATAAGCCCCATCGCCAACACCTCCGCATCACCTCCGCGTTCAGCACTTATTATCGAAAAATCGTAAGTTCGGCAAGTGGTGGAGATCTGGAAACTTTGACACTTGATACATCGCTGCCAATAACGGCTTCTGAAGTTACCGGTTTTTCGTTCCTGTGGTTAGTCAGGTTCGATGCCGACCGAATTGAAGTGGCATATATGCACGCGTCATTAGCTAAGGCCGTTACTCCTGTAAGGACACTAAACCATGACATTTAATGCGTTAGAAGTCAGCAGTTACGATAGCGAACCTTACCATTTATATGAGTTCAGCAACGGGTTTATGACGTGGCGGTATACAAGCTCTGAATATTTGGTCAACCAATTCTCCGAGGTGTTTGTCCCCGAACAAATTTCCCATACCGAGATCGGTGGCACCACGGAACTGAATAAACAGGTGTTAAAAGTCACTGTACCCCGTAGCAATGACATTGCCCAGATGTTTCAGTTTTACCCGCCCACAGGGGTGGTTCTCCTGACAATCTGGGAATGCCACCACGGCGACAGCGAAGTTGTGGTTGTCTGGATTGGACGGGTACGGACTACCGAGTATATGGGGGCGCATGTGGAAATACAGTGCGAACCCATTTCGACGTCCATGAGGCGGCTGGGCTTGCGCCGCATATTCCAGCGCCAATGCCCGCACATCCTCTACGGCCAGGACGAAGGCGGGTGTCTTGTAGACCCTGAAGCGTTTAAGGTCATAGCCACCGTCTCCAGCGTCAGTGGTTTAGTCATCGCGGTCTCCGGCATGTTGACAGCCAACAGCTTCAATGGCGGGATGATGTCATGGACATCCTCGATAGGCCTCCAGTATCGGTTCATCACGTCCAACGACGCCACCACCCTTTCGGTTAATTTTCCTTTCATGCCGCCCGGAGACACTTACGGAAGAGATTTGGAAGTCGGCACCTCAATTAATCTCTATCCCGGCTGTAATCATACGCTGACCGACTGCATTGAAAAATTCAATAACTTGGACAATTACGGCGGGCAACCCTTCATGCCGTTAGACAATCCATTCAATGGGGCGACGTTGTACTGATATGAAAATATTACTTAATTTCGTTTTTAGCTGTGTTTTTTGGTACGGGGTCTATTTAGGGCACCCAACCACCACCTTGGCCGCAGATTTCGGCATCAGTGAGATCATCGCCTTAATATTGATGATCGTGGCAACGGTCATCTCAACAGTATTCAGACCCCGCCCCATACCGCCTGCCGCTGCCAGCCTTTCCGATTTCCAAGTGCCGACCGCAGGGGAAGGCAGGGCTATCCCAGAGGTGATCGGCACTGTCCGTATCAAAGGGCCTAACGTCGTCTGGTACGGCAACCCGTATACGGACCCGATTCCCGCACCGGGTGGAGGGTCGTCAGGAGGTGGGTCGTGACCGTAACTATTCAAGATGTAAGGGCACTAAATTACTGCTCCAGAGGGGCTAGGGAATTTTGCGAAAAGAAAGGGTTGTCGTGGGATAAGCTGCTCCGGGAGGGGCTGACTTATGAAGAATTAAGGGCCGGAGGCGAGGATGCCATGGTCGAAAGGTTGATACAACAAGCGGAGCAACGGAATGCCATCGAAAGCGGGGGGTAATATTATCGGGTACAGGTACTACTTAGGTATGCACCTGGTTATTGCCCGAAAGATCGACGCGCTACTAGGCATCACGGTCGGTGACCGGATTTTGTACGGCTGGGACAACACATCAACAGGGGTTCCGGTGGACCAGTTGCCTGTTAACTTCGGGGCTTCTTTCGCCGCTGAAACCCCAACCTCTGGGTATGCCGGATTCACCACAGTTGGATTACAGTCATCGGTCGATTTTGAAGTCGATAAGATGGAGCTTTTCGGCGGGGACATGCGCGAAGGAGGGGTTAGAGGCACGGTTGGCCTTCGCTTAGGGGAAGCCACCCAAGTCAAAGACCCGTACCTGCAGACCCAATTCGGGGATTTCACCCCGGCATTCCGTGGCGTCGTGTCCCTGATTCTCAAGCGGGTTTATATTGGGGTAAACCCATATTTAAAGAATTGGGCATTCCTGGTTCGCCGTATCCCCCAAAGCGACTGGATGCCAGATTATGCTTCCATCGTTGCTCCTGACCACCACATAGACGCAAACCCTGCACATACATTGCGGTGGCTGATAACTGATTCCAAGAACATGGGGTACTCCACTACCAAGGTGGACGCAACTTCTTTCGAGTATGCGGCAATCACGCTGTTCAACGAAGGATTCGGGTTATCCTTCCTTTGGGACCGGCAATCTTCTATTGAGGAGTTTATCCAAAAAATCCTGAACCATATCAACGGGGTCTTGGTTGTTTCACGGACTACCGGAAAATTTGAGCTTACATTATTAAGGGCGGACTACACGGTCGGGGATCTGCCAATATTCGACGAAGCAAATATCATCAGTGTCGATAGTTACCAACGTGCGTCCTGGAGTGAAACCGTCAATGAAGTGACTGTCCGGTACACAGACCGGTTTACCGGCAATACCCACGGTGTGACGGTACAGGACATCGCCAATATCCAGGTACAACAATCCGTGGTCAATACCGCATCCGATTACCCCGGTATCACTAACGGGGATCTCGCCGCCAGGGTCGCCCAGCGTGACCTGCAGATATTGTCCGCCCCGTTAAGCAAAGTGAAGTTCACTGCTAACCGTACCGCCTGGAACTTAAAGGTCGGTGATGTAGTGGTGTTCAAATGGGCCAAACTTGACATATCCTCCATGGTGGTGCGTATCGGGGCTATCCGGTACGGCACGTTGGCAAACCGCACAATCACCATCGAAGCGGCGGAGGACGTTTTCGCCCTGCCTGCGGTTTCCTATTTCTCTTCTGTCCAACCAAGCATCCCCACCAGCACGCCATCCCCTATACCTGCTACGAATCAACGTACGATTGAGGCAACGTTCTGGGATGTGATGAAACGGGTAGGCACCCCAAACGCTTTGGCACAATCGGACACCGCCGCGTTCCTGACCGGGGTGGCGGTCAAACCAGGCAGTTTGGCTGCTTCTTTCCAGTTTGAATCCAGCGGAGTGGGTCCATCAGGCCCGTTCGATGGCATATTCACCGGGTATTTTTGCCCATCCTGTGTGACCCCAAGCTTAATCCAAGAACTGGTGTCCACTTTCACTTATTCCGACGACACCGATATGTCCATCGTGGCTGTCGGGGATTTTGGGTATATCGACGATGAAGTTGTTCTGATATCCGCCATTGATACAAGCACTCACTCGATCACATTGGATCGGGGCATATTGGACACCACACCTATGGCACATAGTGCCAGCCGCCTTTATGTCACCAGCTCCTTAAAAGCCGTCAGCACTTGGGAGTACGGGGATGGGGAGACGGTCTATAGTTATATCCGGCCACAATTTCCGCTAGGCACATTGGCCAGATCGGATGCCACGGTGGTGACTTCAACGTTGGCTGGTCGGCCTAACAGGCCTTACCCCCCTGGAAAGTTTCGACTGAACGGTTCCGAATATCCGCCTGTGTTGTCCTTGGCTATTGACCTTGTGATTACGTGGGCACACCGTAACCGGACACAGCAAACAGCCTATCTTGTGTTGCAGTCCGAAGGTTCCATCACAACCGAAACAAGTGTGACTTATAACCTGACGGTGGTTAACTCCTTGTTAGGGAGCCTGGTAAACCAGACAGGTCTGACTGCCGCCACATACACTTATTCAGCGGCTGATTTTGCCGACGCTGTCGCCGCCAGCGCCGATACGGACATCTCCCACTACGTGGGCAGCTCGAACACAGTTGAGCTGTGGGCGACTAGGGGCGGCAAGGACAGCTGGCAACGGCATACATTCACTTATTACCTGTTGAGTTAACCCAAGGAGGGGATTATGGGTATAGGAGTACCAAAAACAGCGAAAGCATTTATCGGAACCTGTGAGCTTCGTATTGGGGAACTGACCGAGGCCGGGTTGCTGACTGCAGACCACTCCGTTGGGTATATCGACAATGTGAAGTTGGACATCCAATCCAATATGGCCGACTTACGTGCAGGCCACCCTCTCTCGCTGTTTGATTCTGCAACCACCAACACCGTCACCGGATTCACCGGAACACTTCAAGAATTTAGCCGCCGCAACTTAAACTTTTTAGTGTCTAACCGCATCGCCAATTATGACGCGCTGTCCACCGAGGTGGGCGGAGATATTGCCAATGTATCTTCGGATTTGCCTATTGGTAAACACACAGGGTTCCATTTGACAGGGCCTACCGGATTTACATTGGTGCCCGGGGACACTGTGGTCATATACCAACCTTCGGACCCCGGAAAACTAAGTGTCTGTGTTGTCGATGCGTTCACCGCCCCGGTATCCCCTGAGGAATATGCGGTAGTTGATATGGATGACAGGTATCCTTTGGTCGGGCCAGGTACAGACACTTTGGCGTTTTCATCAGGAGCATCCGTCAAATGGTTTAAATCTTTGCCTGTTGAAATAGGGGTTTCCATCTACCGGCCACAGTATTATTCCGTCCAGTTAATACAACTGAACCGCCCTATCGGGAAACCGATGACATGGTTGTTTTGGAAGAATTTCATTGTGCCGTCTCTATCCGTGGAATTTAAAGCCAGCGATTGGAGCAAATTTGGCCTGCAAGTCAAATGCCTCCGTCCGTATCTTTCTGATTATTTGGAGATAGGCAGCCCCCTACACCACCTTGTGTCCCGCATCAGTTACCGCCCTATATTCGAAGTCCTCGATTTGTCTGACAACACCACGGTTGAAAACCCTCTCTTAGATTTGGCCGGAATATCGGGATCTGTTTACGGGGATAGTTCTGTTACCGGGGATATAACCGTCGAGGCCGGGTTTTCTGGAGCTGTTTCAGGGGATTCCATAATCACCGGAACCGTGTCTATCGGGGCAGGGATGGCAGGGGATGTGTCAGGTGACTCCATAATCACAGGGAATGCGTCTATCTCTGCTGGGTTAGCCGGTGATGTATCAGGGGATTCTACGGTAACAGGGGACCTGACTACGGGAGCAGGCGGTTCCAGATATTTTAGGTTAAATATTAATGAACCTTTCTCAGGGTCTGTCGTAGAGGCGCAGTTTAGGGTTGCTAAGTCTGGAACCCGCTACCCTAGCGATATGAGCAGTGATAGCCAGCCGCCTCTGGAGGCGTCAGCTAGTGATATATACCTTGGCCACTCCGCATGGTTCGCATTCGACTCCGATACGACGACACATTGGACGGCAAGCTATACAGCAGGATGGGTACAAATAGACCTAGGGACGGCCATCACCCCTGATTATCTGTACTTAACGGGTAATGGCAACAATGGCCCAAGGGTTTGGCAGTTATTAGGGTCTAACACAGGGTCGTTTACAGGGGAGGAGGTCACGTATTTATCCGTCACCGAAAGCATACAATGGGGGCTGTTCGAAGAGAGAGCCTACCCCATACCTTAAACACACCCCACCAAGGATTCAGGC